TCAGCCCCACGCTCCCCGCTGTGCCGACCACGCAGAGGGAATCGAGCCATCTGCCTGCAGGCCCGGCGCGGCCGCTGTCCTTCGACCATCCAGGATCGCGTCCACGAGATCGGGCGCCAGCAGGGTCAGATTGAGGAGCCGCCCGACGTAGGTCCGGTTCACGCCCTCGGCCCTCGCCAGATCCCGGATAGACGCATACCGCCCTTCCTCCAGCATCCGCCGCCACCGGAACGCCCGCGCCAACGCCTTCACCAGCGCTGGGTCGCCACGCGTCTCCGTCAGGCCCGCGGCGTCGCCGCCGGCCTGCATTGGCGACCCATCCGGCCCGATAATCTGCTTCCGCCCACCGCGGCGCCGGATGGTCATCGGCACCACCACCGTCACGCTGGTCATGCCGCAACCGCCTCCTTCGCCGCCATGTCCCGCGCCAGCCCGGCCAGCCCTTCGAGGTTCAGCCGGATCTGCGCGCCGGCGCAGGTGAGGTCCACGCGCTCGACCAGCAGCCGCACGATCCGCTCCTGCTCGCCGGGGAACAGCTCATCCCAGAGCGGATCCAGCCGCCCGAGCGCGTCGCAGACCTCGGCCTCGGTGACGTCGGGCGCCTCCGCCCGCGCGGCGCGCCAGGTGCCGACTACGACCTCCGGCTGGCGCAGCAGGGCGCGCACCTGCGCCATCACCAAGCCCTCGATCTCGCCCGCTGGCAGCCGCCGGTGCGGCGCGTCGTTCGCCCCGCCCTGCAGCACGGCCTGGCTGACGTAGTAGCGGTAGAGCCGGCCCTTCTTCCGGGTGTGGCTCGGCGACATGGCCCGCCCGTCCGGCCCGAACAGCAGGCCGCGAAGCAGCGCCGTGGCGGTGGCGCGGTTCTGCGCCGCACGCGCGCGCGGGCTCTCGGCCAGGATGCTGTGGACGCGATCCCACAGTTCCCGTGGGACGATGGCCGCGTGCTCGCCGGGATAGGCCGTCCCCTTGTGCACGGCCTCGCCGATATAGACCCGGTTCACCAGCAGCTTGTAGAGCGCGCCCTTGTCGAACGGCCGACCCGTCTTCGTGACGTGACCCTCCGCCGCCAGGATCGGCAGCAGGCGGGATCCGGAGCCGATCTCCGCGAACCCCTCGAACACGCGCCGCACTGTCGCAGCGCCAGCCTCGTCGACGAGCAGCTTGCGGTTCTCGACCCGATAGCCGAGCGGCACTGGCCCGCCCATCCACATGCCGCGCGCACGCGATGCGGCTATCTTGTCGCGCACGCGCTCACCAATCAATTCGCGCTCATACTGCGCAAAGCTGAGCAGCATGTTCAGCGTCAGCCGCCCCATGCTCGTGGTCGTGTTCAGCGACTGTGTAATCGCAACAAAGGTGACCTCGTGCGCCTCGAAGGTCTCGACCAGCTTGGCGAAGTCCATCAGCGACCGCGACAGCCGGTCCACCTTATAAACCAGGACAACATCGACGAGGCCGGCCTCGATGTCGGCCAGCAGCCGCTTCAGCGCGGGACGATCGAGCGTGCCGCCACTGACGCCGCCATCGTCATAGCGGTCGTGCACCAGCACCCAGCCTTCGGACCGCTGCGAGGCGATGTAGGCCTCGCATGCGGCGCGCTGCGCCTCGAGCGAGTTGAACTCCTTCTCCAGCCCCTCGTCCGTGGATTTGCGGGTGTAGACGGCGCAGCGCAGCTTGCGCGCCTTCGCCGGCATGGCGGCGTCGCGGCGGGTCATGCGCCGGCCTTCCGCATGCCGAAGAAGGTCCAGCCGTTCCAGCGCGTGCCGGTGATGGCACGCGCAATGGCGGAGAGCGACTGATACGGCCGCCCCTGCCATTCGTAGCCGTCGCGCGTGACGGTGACGACGTGCTCGACGCCCTTCCACTCCCGCAGCAGCCGCGTCCCGGCGATCGGGCGCTGCTCGCGACGGATCCGGCGCAGGGTCAGGTTCCTGCCTTCAATCTGCTCGCCGAGCGCCTCGAGGCGCGCGATGGTCTCGGGCCTGAGGCCGCCATACGCCAATTCCTGAGTTCGGTACGAAAGCCTGCTTTCGAGGAACCTCCTGTTGTAGGGCGGCGGCTCGGTGCCGAAGAGGCGGCGCCACTCGGCCTTCAGCTCGCCGATCGGCATGCCGGCCAGCGCGGCGAGGCGCGCAGGCACGTCCTGCTTCGGGATGGCGCTGATCGTCATCGTGGTGGTGGTCGGCTTCGCGCGGGTCATGCGTCTCCCTTTCTCCTGGGGTTCGCACGAAGGCGCTGGCCGGGGACGGTGTGTAGTCGAACCACCCTCTCGCTGCCGGCCGCGCGCGCGGCTTCCTCGGCAGCGCGGCTGCGCAGCCGCAGGAGCCCCCTGGCAAGCAGGTCACACGCCTCGCGAAGGTTGGGCGGGAGATGGGGATTGATCGGCTGGGGCATCGCTCTGCACTAGCGTCCTACCCCTTATCTACCGATCGCCTCCTCGATCTTTCCCACGCCGCTGCGGCCGCCTCGTCCTATGCCCTCCTCTTCCGGGCCTCCGGCGCGAACATCGCCCAGGTATCCTTGAGCTTCTTCTGCAAGGTGCTTTCGTCCGGCACCTTCGGCCCCTGGCTCGCGAACCAAGCCTGCACATGCCGGATCAAGGCCGCCTTCGATTCCGGCACGCCCTCGAAGTAGAACAGCCGGGATACCTCCAGCATGCAGGCGTCCCAATCATGCGTGCGCAGCGCGCCGAGGCGCGGCAGCGCCGTTGGTTCCGCAAGATCAACGCCGAACTCATCGGCAAGCTTTTGCAGCACCTCGTGCCGGACACCGAGATTTTCTCGACGAACAGCAAACCCGGGCGGATCGCCCTCGGTCCGGATAATCCGCCGGTATGAGCCGGACGCCGCATCCAGAAACTCAATGGCCGCGCTTCCGGACTGGATGATCGCAAGCGCGTCCTGCGGACGAAGGTCGACAAGGCCGCTGACCTCGCGCACCTCCTCGGCGACGGCGTACTGGTCGACGCTGCCCTCGTTCTCCCAGAGGCCGAACTCCACGAGCAGGCCTGCCGCCGGCGTGCAGACGCGCATCTTGCGCTCCACGACGAATGCACCGATGTCGACGAGGCTGAGGTCCAGCCTTCTGCCGGCGTCGGACAGATCATAGAACAGCTTCCGCATGGGCCGGTGCACCATGACATCCTCCTTCATCAGCGGTGGATGGAGCGCATGCGGCGATAGGCGAACACGACGCGACCAATGTCGCGCTGCATGTCCGGCGGCAGGCGCCGTGCCTCCACAAAGAGGTCATCGAGCCGCAGCGCCAGGATGGCCGCAGCCTTCTCGATGAGTTCGTCACGCGGCGGGCTGTCCAGATCGCGTTCGATCCGCGACCAATAGGCGGCCGATATCCCCAGCCGCTCCGCCATGTCGTTCAGCCCGATGCCCATCTCGGTACGGCGGGCGCGGATCACGTCCCCGAACGCCATCAGATACCTCCCTGCACAAGGCCGTAGCGCGCCGCGCGAACGGCGATGAATCGCTCCGTGACGCCGAACTCGATCGCCAGCGCGGCAAACACGCCGGCCACCACGTCGGCAGGATTGCCGGCCGCCAACACTGGGCTCGCGGGCCGCCCTTCATGCGGCGCCCGCGCAAGGCGCAGTCCCTCGCCGCGCGCGAGCGCCAGCAGGCGGGTGTGCAGCGGAACCGGCGGAACCAGCAGCGCGCCCATGAATTCATTGGCCCGCCCCTCCGCACCTCGGCTCACGCTCTCCAGCGCCGATGCGGAGCGTGCGACGGCGCGATAGCGCCGCGATCCGACGTCCATCTCATCGGGCACGTCGAACAGCAGATGGCCGAGCTCATGTGCCGCCGTGCTGAGCGCCAGGTCCGGACGGCGCGACACCGTGGGCCCGTCGATGGAAACATAGGCCCAGCCTGGCTCGGCCGGATCGACGTCGCAGATCCCGAGCACGGCACGCCCCGACTGGTCCCGCAGCGGCTGCGTCAGATCCCACTGCACGGCGAAGTTCTTCGTGTTCACGCTGATCATCGCGGCGGCGGCGACGAGGCCCGGGAGTTGCAGCGCGAACTCGGCCGGATCGGCGAGCAACTGGCGGCGGGCCTGCGCCGCGACCGCGCGGATCTCGGCGGTGGACAGGCTCCGTCGGCCAGCGGGCGGGGAGCCCGAGGGGTAGTGGACGGCGAGCGGCATGGACCGTGTTCCTATGGTGCGTGGCGGTCGGCGTATGTGATGTTCGCTTTATGTTCCTTCCGCTCAGCCCTTGTCTAGTCCCTTCGACCTGCCGGGGTGCCGAATGGTGCCGCTGCAGGGAGACCACGCCCACAGCGCAGGATGGGGTCAGTCATTTCGTTGATTTTATGTCCTTTCCTCGCTGTCGCCGCGGCCTATTCGGCACCATTCGGCACCTTTCCGCCCTGGCCGCACCCCCGGCGCGGGTGGCTCTCTCCGGCACTCTGCCACGAGAACGGAGAGGGTTCGTCGTCATGTGTGTGGTTTACGGCGTTCGGGAGCGCGAGGCCCCTGAATGGGACAATGATCATACGGCCATCGCCCTCGCGGCGGCACGCCACATCGCCGCACGCCGGGCCTGCCGCGCGGGCATGCCGGCCGCCGATCGCGACGACCTGCAGCAGGACATCCTGCTCGCCATCATCGAGCGCGCGGGGCGCTTCGATCCCGCCCATGCGGGGTGGGCGACCTTCGTCGGGCTCCTGGCGCGGCACGTGGTGGCCGATCACTGCCAGGCCGCATCGCGCCGCCATGCACAGATGCAGGTGGCACTGGATGTCGGCTCGATCGACGCGCTGGCCGATGCGCGATCCGTGACGCAGCCGCCTGCGATCGACATGGCGCAGGCGGTCGACGCTCGCCTCGATCTGCAGAGGTTGATCGGCGACCTGCCCAAGGAGCAGCGCGAGACGCTCGTGATCCTGCTGCAGACCGAAGGTGACGTCGCGGCGGCACAGCGTCGCAGCGGGCGGTCGAGCTCCGCCTTCTATCGCGACGTGAAGGAGTTGCGCTTCTGGCTGCGCGCATCGGGCGTCGTCGCGCTGCCGCGGGGCCGTGGGAAAATTCGGGAGGTCGATCGGTAGATAAGGAGCAGACGCAACCAGACAGAAGGGCGCTGCGCCAGTGAGCTTCATTCGACCGCTCGGGAACGCCATCCCTGCCGATCGTCTCCATGCATCGGACGTCTCCATTCCCAGCGATGCCAACGCGCTCTGCGAGCGTGTCATGGAGGCGTCGCCCGGTCAGGTGATCATCTACCACCGCGGCGAGCTCGCGCGCGATCGCGATCGGTATGCCAGTGAGCTGCCGGAGCAGCAGCGCATCGAGCTCGACGTCGTGGCGAACTACGCCTGGCGGTTGGCCGATGCGGGCTGGTGTCACCTCCTGCAGCGCCGCGAGGCGCCGAACTGCTTCCTCTATCTGCTGGTGCTGCGACCGCGTCCGCACCAGCAGCGTGTTGTCCCGAAGCCGCCGCGGCGACCGGTCCTGCCTTCGCTGTCCCTGCTGGCGGAGGCGGCGTGATGGAGACGCGCAGCAACCGTCCGTCTCTCGGCACCGTGCGCACCATGCCGGTCGGCGACGTCATCGCGCTGCCTGCCGAGCATCTCGCGCTGCTCCAGTCCGATGCCCGCGAGGCGCTGGACGCCGCCAAGCGCACCCTCGACTGGATCGAGGGCGCAATCGCGCTCCGCTACGAGCAGCGCGCAATCGGCGCCCGGGCTGCAGCCGGTAAGGACACCGGCGCTATCCGCTTCCAGGATGGCAGCGTCGAGGTCTCAGCCGAACTGCCGAAGCGCGTCGAATGGGACCAGCGCCGGCTCGCCGCGCTCGCCGATCATATCCGCGCTGGCGGGGAGGATCCGGCCGAATACCTGGAGGTCAGCTTCAAGGTCTCGGAGCGCGCCTACACCGCCTGGCCCGATCGTATCCGCAAGGCCTTCGAGCCGGCGCGCACGGTGCGCACCGGCAAGCCAGTCTACAGGCTGACGATGTGCAGCGAGCGCGAGCTGCGTGACAGCCCGCACGCCGGCGCTCCGCCTCCGTCCAGGGGGATCGGCTGATGCCGCTGCGCATCATCACCGCCGATGAGCGCATGGCTGTCGAGCGCATGATCAAGGCTGCGATCTTCGGGCGAAGCGGCGAAGGCAAGACCAGCCTACTGTGGACGCTGAACGCGGCGACGACGCTGTTCTGGGACCTCGAGGCGGGTGATCTCGCCGTCGAAGGCTGGCCGGGCGACGCGGTGCGGCCACGCACTTGGGAGGAATGCCGCGACCTCGCGGCGTTCGTCGGCGGGCCAAATCCCGCGCTGCGCGACGAGCAGACCTACTCGCGCGCGCACTACGAAACCGTCTGCGCCACATACGGCGATCCCGCCTCGCTCGACCGCTACGACACGCTGTTCATCGACAGCATCACGGTTGCCGGTCGCCTCTGCCTGCAGTGGTGCCGCGGACAGCAGGAAGCCTTCTCCGACCGCACGGGGAAGCCTGATACCCGTGGCGCCTACGGGCTGCACGGGCGGGAGATGATCGCCTGGCTGACGCAGCTGCAGCACACGCGCCGCAAGAACGTGATCTTCGTCGGGATCCTCGATGAGAAGGTCGACGACTTCAATCGTAAGATCTTCGTGCCGCAGATCGAGGGCAGCAAGACTGGCCTCGAACTGCCGGGCATCGTGGATGAAGTCCTCACCCTTGCTGCCCTCAAGGACGCAGACGGCAAGCCGTATCGCGCGCTGATCTGCCAGACGCTGAACCCCTGGGGCTATCCCGCCAAGGACCGTAGCGGCCGGCTCGACATGGTCGAGGAACCGCATCTCGGGCGCCTATTCGCGAAGATCCGCGGCCCTGCTCGTCCCATTCCCGAGCGGCTTGCCCTTCCAGCGCCGCCGCTCGCGCTGCCCGCCCCGTCCGCTACCCCCAAAACCTGATTCGAGGAGAACCAGCATGCCTGCGTGGAACGACTACAACGACGCGAAGTCGAACCCGAACCTGATCCCGAAGGGCACGCTCGCGAAGGTGCGCCTGACCATCCGCCCCGGCGGCTTCGACGATCCGAGCCAGGGCTGGACTGGCGGCTACGCGACGCGCGGCAATTCCGGCGCGGTGTATCTCAATGGCGAGTTCACCGTGCTGGAGGGGCCCTACGCCAAGCGCAAGATCTTCACGCTGATCGGCCTCTACAGTCCGAAGGGGCCGGACTGGGCGAACATGGGCCGCGGCCTGATCCGCGGCATCCTGAACTCCGCTCGCGGTATTTCCGACAAGGACCTCTCGCCCCAGGCGCAGGCGGCGCGACGCATCTCCGGCTTCGCCGATCTCGACGGCCTCGAGTTCATCGGCAGGATCGATGTCGGTACCGACGCCGGCGGTGAGGAGAAGAACGAGATCCGCGGCGCGGTCACGCCGGACCATCGGGACTACGCCCAGGTGATGGGCCGTCACGTCGCCCCGGCGGGCTATGCGGCGCCGCAAAGCTACGCGCCGCCCACGGCCACGCCGCCGGCGCCGGCCGCTATTCCGCCGGGCGCCTTCCCGGCCGCTCCGCCGGCGCCCGCCGCTACACAGGGTGAACGCCCCAGCTGGGCCCGCTGAGGATCACGCATCGGATGATCCTCCGTCCCCGCCAGAAGCTGTTCGTCGAGCGCAGCCTGCAGGCGCTCGACACCCGCGGCGACACCCTCGCCGTCGCCCCGACCGGGGCCGGTAAGACGGTCATGCTGTCCGCCACCGTCGCGCAGCGGCTCGGTGGCGGCGGCAAGGCGGCCGTGCTCGCCCACCGGGACGAGCTGACCGCCCAGAACCGCAGCAAGTTTCATCGCGTAGCGCCAGGCATCACCACCTCCGTGGTGGATGCGGCGGAAAAGTCCTGGGCCGGCCAGGTGACCTTCGCCATGGTGCCGACGCTGACGCGGCCGGCCAACCTGGATGCCATGCCGACGCTCGACCTGCTGGTGATCGACGAGGCGCACCACGCCGTCGCCGACAGCTATCGGCGGATTGTCGATCGGGCGCTGCAGCGCAACCCGGCCTGCCACATCTATGGGGTCACGGCGACGCCGAACCGCGGCGACAAGCGGGGGCTGCGCGCCGTCTTCTCGAACGTGGCGGACCAGATCCGCCTCGGCGAGCTGATCGGCTCCGGCCATCTCGCCGCACCCCGCACCTTCGTGATCGATGTCGGTGTCGCGGAGGAGCTCCGCGGGGTGCGGCGCAGCGGCGACGACTTCGACATGGGCGAGGTTGCCCGCATCATGGACACCGTGCCGGTCACCGATGCCGTGGTCCGCCACTGGCGCGAGAAGGCCGGCGGCCGGCAGACGGTGGTCTTCTGCTCCACCGTGGCGCATGCCGAACACGTCGCCGGCGCCTTCAACGCGGCCGGCATCCCCACCGTCGTTGTCCGCGGGGACATGCCAGACGGCGAGCGCCGCTCGGTGCTGGCCGCCTACGCGCGGGGCGAGGCGCAGGTTGTCGTGAACGTCGCGGTGCTCACGGAAGGCTGGGACCATCCGCCCACCTCCTGCGTCGTCCTCCTTCGTCCATCCTCCTTCAAGTCCACCATGATCCAGATGGTGGGGCGCGGCCTCCGCACCGTCGACCCGGCCGAGTTCCCCGGCATCGTCAAGCGCGACTGCATAGTGCTCGACTTCGGCACCTCCTCGCAGATTCATGGCTGCCTGGAGCAGGACGTCGATCTCGACAGTGAACCCGGCCAGGGCGAGGCACCGACCAAGACCTGTCCCTCCTGCGAGGCCGAGATCCCGATCTCCGTGATGGAGTGCCCGATCTGCGGGCACGCCTTCACGCCGCGGGAGCGCGACACGGCGCCGCTCACCGACTTCGTCATGACGGAGCTCGACCTTCTCCGGCGCTCGGCCTTCCAGTGGTGCGACCTGTTCGGCGACAACGCGGCACTGCTCGCCAACGGCTTGCACGGCTGGGCGGGTACCTTCTTCCTGAACGGCGCCTGGCACGCCGTCGGCGGCGCCAAGGGCGAGCAGACCAGGTTGCTGGCGATCGGCGAGCGGCTGGTGACGCTGGCCGCCGCCGATGACTGGCTCAACACCCACGAGACGGACGAAACCGCCCACAAGAGCCGGCGCTGGCTGCGTGAGCCGCCGACCGAGCGCCAGCTCGCGCACCTCCCGCCCGCGGCGCGGCTCGATCTCGGCATGACCCGCTACCAGGCCTCCGCGCTGCTGACCTTCAAGTTCAATCGCCACGACATCCGGCGGCTGGTGATGACCGCGCATCCGGAGCCCCGGGAGCAGGCAGCGTGATCCGCGATGCGCGCGCCCGTCCCGCCCTGCGCCGTCTGCACGCGCCCGTCGCGCGGCTTCGGCTGGTTCGACCCCACCCGCAAGGTGCAGCCGCGACCGTCCGCGGCCTTCTGCGGCCTGGACTGCCAGGCCTTCTGGACGCGCCTCGCGGCGCGGGCGGCGCCCGCCATGGTTGATCTGACCGAGCAGGAGCGGGCGGCGATCCGCGCCGCCATGCGCCGCATCGCCGAGGCCATGGACGATATCGGCTGGGCCACCCGGTTGCAGGACCTGACCGAGCCGCAGGTGCTGACGCTGATCGAGGTCGCCGTCGGCGGGTTCCAGGACGCCATGCAGGCGATCGCCCGCGGCCAGCCGGTGGAGGAGCTGCCCTTCTGATGCTGGACTTCAACAGCCGCGGCCGGACCGCCCTGCACGTGAACGCCGCGATCGACGCGGCGCTGGTGGCGCGGCACGTGGCCACCCCACCCCGAAACTATCTCGGCGGTTCGCGCCTGGGCCATGCCTGCGAGCGCGCCCTCCAATTCGAGTTCCTGCAGGCGCCGAAGGACGAGGGGGCCGACTTCGACGGGCGCATCCTTCGGATCTTCGGGATCGGCCACGCCTTGGAGGACGTGGCGGTGGCCTGGCTCCGCGCCGCCGGCTTCGATCTGTATACCCGCAAGGGCAATCGGCCGGACGGCGAGCAGTTCGGCTTCGCGGTGGCAGGCGGGCGCATCCGCGGCCATGTCGACGGCATCTTCGCCGGCGGGCCCGCGATCCCCGGTATGGCGTTCCCCGCGCTCTGGGAATGCAAGACCATGAACGCCAAGGCCTGGCGCGAGACGTCCAGCAAGGGCGTTGCCGCCGCCAAGCCGATTTACGCGGCGCAGGTCGCCGTCTACCAGGCGTATATGGACGCGGCGGTGCCGGGCGTCGCCGACAACCCGGCGCTGTTCACCGCCATCAATAAGGATACTGCCGAGCTTCATCACGAGCTTGTCCCATTCTACGCGGACCTGGCGCAGCGCATGTCGGACCGTGCGGTCCGTGTCCTGCGCGCCTGCGACGCAGGTGACCTGCTGCCGCGCGTGGCGAGCAGCGCGGACTTCTTCGAGTGCCGCTTCTGCCCCTGGGCGAAGCGCTGCTGGGCGCTGCCGGCGTGAACTCCTGGGGCGACTTCAACGACGCGGTATCGCTGCCGGATGACGGCGAGCGCGATCTTCCCGCCGGTGGGCAGATCGCCCTCGATCGGCTTCCCAGCGCTGGGCAGTCGATGCCGCACCCAGGCGCCGCTATCGCATTGGACCGCGAGCAGATCGCGGCCTTCCTCGAGGTGGTGTTCGGCTATTGCGACGGCCTGATCCCCGTCCGCGGCTTCGTCGATCAGGGCCAGGGGATCGACAGCCGCCCGCATAACATATGGATCCTCGCCGATCAGCATGCGGCGGAATCGCTCGGCACCTTCGCCGCCTGGGCCGCGCGCGACGGCAGCGCGGTCTATGTCATTCCCGGCACCGTCGCCGAGCACGGCCAGGCCCGCGCCGAGCACGTCCTGCAGATGCAGGCCGCGGTTGTGGATCTCGATACCGGCGATGTGGAAGCGAAGCTCGCCCACCTGCTCCAGCACCTCGGCGCTCCCACCCTGCTGGTGGAGAGCGGCGGCCGCACGGCCGAGGGCGCGGCCAAGCTCCACGCCTGGTGGCGGCTGACCGAACCGGCGGAGGGCGCAGACGTCGCCCGCCTCTGCGCGCTGCGCGGCGAGATGGCGGAGAAGGTCGGCGGTGACCCGCACTTCCGCTCCGCCCACCAGCCGATCCGCGTGCCAGGCACGATCTACCGCAAGGGTGGCGTGGAGCGCGTCGTCACCATCCGCCACCACGATCCGCGGCGCGAGGTCGACCTCGGGGAATTCGCCGAGGCGGTCGCCGCCATGCCCTTCCTGCCGGCGCAGGAACGCGCCCCAGCGGCCGCACAGTCCGACCGGCCAGGCCTGGACGGGGTGCTCACCACCCCCGTCCGTGAGGGCGCCCAGGACGGCTGGACGCGCTTCCAGGGCGCCAGCGCGGCCATCGGCCACTTCGTCCGCCAGGTCCATGAAGGCCGCCTCACCCCCGACCAGGGATGGGAGGCGATCTGCGGCTACAACGCCGCCTGCCTGCGTCCGCCCTGGCCGTTGGAGCGCCTGAAGGCCGAGACCGACGCGATCTGGGCGCTGCACGTCGACCGCAACGGCCCGCCGCTGCTGCGCGCCGACAGCGCACCCCCGGCCGCTGTCCCCACCCACACGCTCGGCGCGCTGCTCGACGACACCTCGCCGATGCCGGACGACCTGATCGGGCCGCGCCTGCTTACCCCGGGTGGGATGCTGGTGCTCGGCGGCGCGCCGAAGGTGGGCAAATCCGACTTCCTGATCAGCCTGCTGGTGCACGCCGCCGCCGGCGCGCCCTTCCTGCGCTTCACCGCACCGCGCCCGCTGCGCGTGTTCTATCTGCAAGCCGAGATCCAGTATCACTACCTGCGCGAGCGGCTGCAGCAGCTCCACCTCGATCGCGACGTTGTCGCTCGCGCGCGCGACACCCTCGTGGTGACGCCGAAGCTGCGCATGCTGCTCGACGAGCAGGGCGTGCCGCTCGTCGCTGCGGCCATCAGCCAGGCCTTCCCCGACGCGCCGCCCGACGTCATCTGCATCGACCCGATCCGCAACCTCTTCGACGGCGGGCCAGGCGGCGAGGGTGAGAACGACAACGGGGCGATGCTGTTCTTTCTGCAGAGCCGTGTCGAGGCGCTGCGCGACGAGGTCGCGCCCGAGGCGGGCATCATTCTCGCGCATCACACGAAGAAGCTCAGCAAGCAGCAGGTCAAGGACGATCCCTTCCTGTCGCTCTCCGGCGCCAGCGCGCTGCGGGGCTTCTACACCTCCGGCATGATCCTCTTTCGGCCGGACGAGGAGCAGACGCCGCGCGAGCTGCATCTCGAACTCCGCAACGGGCCCGCGCTCTCGCCGCTGCTCATCGACAAGGTCGCAGGCCGGTGGGTCGAGATGGATCGCCGCGGCGAGCGCCTGGTGCGGAAGGACATCGGCCGCAAGCTCGATGCTGAGCGCCTGCGCAAGCACGACGTCATCCTGGGCATCCTGCTCGATGAAGCCGCCGAAGGGCGGCTGTATCCGATGATGCAGTTTGCGGAGGTGTTCGAGAATAAGGCCGGGCTGGGCAGCAAGCACACCATCCGGGAGAGGTTGAGCGTTCTCGCCACGAAGGGCTTCGTGAAGTTCCGACGCGACGGGAGCGATTTCGGCTTCCCCGTCGTGCGCTCGCGCTTCGGCTATCTCTGCGTCGAAGGGATGGTGTTCGGCAGCGCGGTAGAGACCATCGACCCGACCACCGGAGAGATCACCAGCGCGGCGAAGCCGGTGCTGCCCAGCCACTTCAAATGCGCCCAGACCGGCAACGCGCTCGACGTCGAGAACCCTGAGGTCTGGGTCTATCCGGAGGGGGTCTTGGACGACCTCACTCCTGAGGAGTTAGGCCTAACTCCTCACTCCTCCCGGAAAACTTCCCCATGAAGTCAATGGCTTGGGAGGACAGAGGAGTTAGGTCCCGAACTCCTCGAATTTCGCACCTAACTCCTCTTTTCGGCAATCCGATCAAGGGTTTGCGGCCAGAGGAGGAGTTAGGTGTTTCATCCACCCCCTACGGGGGTGTGCGTGCGCGCCTCATCGGCGCGCGCACACCACACCTCGGGGAGTGGGGGGCCGCGCGTGGTCCGCCCCGGCCACCACGGCTCCACCCCAAGCCGGGCAGCGACGACGAGCTCCGCCAAGAACCGCGCCGTCGCCGCCCTCACCACGATCATCCCCTCTCGGAGACCACCATGGATCTCGCGACTCTCCCCAAGCCGTCGGCCGACGCAAGCGGCGCCCTGCCCAACCCGGCTCTCTTTCGGCCGCGCAAGCCGGGCATCCTGGCCCTGGATCTGGGCACCACCACCGGCTGGGCCCTGCGCTTCGACACCGGTCGGATCACCTCGGGCGTCGAGACCTTCAAGCCCCGCCGCTTCGAGGGCGGCGGCATGCGCTATGTCCGCTTCGTCGACTGGCTGGTCGAAATCGCCAGGCACGCCCACGGCATCCGTCGTGTCGTGTTCGAGGAGGTGCGCCGCCACGCCGGCACCGACGCGAGTCACGTGTACGGCGGATTCATCGCCACGCTGACCGCGTGGTGCGAGGAGCACGAGATCCCGTACGAGGGCGTGCCCGTCGGCACGATCAAGCGCTTCGCCACCGGCAAGGGCAACGCCGACAAGGCGGCCATGATCGCCGCCATCCAGGCCCGCGGCTTCGCGCCCGCGGACGACAACGAGGCCGACGCCATCGCCCTGCTGCTGTGGGCGACGGACGCAAAGGGTGGACGGGCATGAGGCTGCCCGATGCGCCGCAGCCGCCCCGGTCGTGTCTGGACCTGGCACGCAGCCCGACCACCACGGTGGATCTCGACGCCATGCGCGCCGCGGCATGGCACCGACACGGCGTCGCCGCCCTGGCCGTGGAGGACATCACCGATCCCTGGCTCCGCCAGGCCGTCATCAACGAAGCGAGCCGGCGCTGGGGGCGCCGTCATGGAGGGGACCAGCATGGCCGGTAAGCGCAAGGCAAAACGGGCGACGGCGAAGCACGCAGACCTCGCGAAGCCGTCGAAATGGCGGCTGCAGCACGGCAGCTTCGAGGGGCCGATCCGCACGGCCGATCCCGAGACCGGAACCCCGACGCAGCATCGCCGCGCGGTGGACACGCTTGGGCAGATGCTGGCCAACGGCACCATCACGCCGCAGATGCACGAAGCGGGCGAGATCTTCCGCGGGCTGTTTCGCGCTTCCTGCTTCGACGGTATGTCGACGTCGCAGCTCCTTCGCATCCCGGGCACTCGCGTCGACACGCTGTCGACGATGCAGGTTGAGGCCCGGCGCCGTGTCGCGGCGGCGCTGGATGCGCTCGGTGGGCATGAAAGCCCCTGCGGCTCCTGCGCATGGTTTGTCGTCGGCCTGGAATTCTCGGTCCGCGAATGGGCGATGCGCCAGGGCTGGGCAGGACGGACGGTGCATGGCCCTGTCGGGCAGGGCATCCTGGTCGGGACGCTCGGCACGCTCGCCATGCACTTCGGCCTGACGCCGCGCGCGCAGGCGGCGTGAGCGCGATGGCCGGGGCGCTCTACGTCGCCCCGGCCCCGCTGTTACAATTCACCCTATGGCGGCGCCGAAATCGATGAGGCTAGACTCACGACACGTAGAGAAGGTGCGAGAGCGCCGCGGCTGATCAGCCACAGCGTCGCTCGATCGAGACAGTCGCTCGCGAGCCGCAGGGTCCTTCCTGGGCCCGGCGTATGCGGGGAGCAAGCGCGCGCAAGGTTCCTAGCGCCAGGTTATTTATCGAAGTTGCCGGCAACGGCGCTGTTGCCAGCCGCGGCGGCCATCATTCCACGATCACGCAGGTGCAGATGCCCCAGGCCCCCTGGTCTGCGAGCGCCGTCGAGGCGCGCGCGGTCGCCGCGCTGCTGCCCTATGCCGGCAACGCGCGCACGCATTCCGACGAGCAGGTGGCGCAGATCGCGGCCAGCATCCTCGAGTTCGGCTTCGTCGCGCCGGTGCTGGTGGACGAACGCGGCGAGCTCATCGCCGGTCACGGCCGGCTGCTGGCCGCGAAGTCCCTCGGCCTCGACACCGTGCCGACCATCGTCCGCGCTGGCCTCAGCCACGCGCAGAAGGCCGCATATCGCCTCGCGGACAATCGGATCGCGCTGAACGCAGGCTGGGACGAAGCGCTGCTCGCGGCCGAGGTCGCGAAGCTGCAGGAAATGGGCGGCATCGACCTGGCGCTGGCTGGTTTCGACGGCGCGGAGATCGAGCGGCTGCTGGCCGGGCTGGAAACCGAGCCCGGCAACCTGCCGACGCCGGCAGTTGCCAGCGGCGCCGAGCCGACTCCTGGCAACCAGCCGGACGGGGAGGGCGCGGAGCCGGTGGAGGATCCCGCGGATGCGGAGCCGGAGCCGCCGCGCCAGGCCGTCGCGCGGGTCGGCGACATCTGGCTGCTGGGCGAGCACCGGCTCGCCTGCGGCGACAGCACCAATCGCTCGACCGTCGCGCGCGTGATGGCCACCGATCGGGCGGCGCTGCTGTTCACCAGCCCGCCCTACGGGAACCAGCGCGACTACACCACCGGCGGCGTGTCGGATTGGGATGCGCTGATGCAGGGCGTGTTCGCGCATCTCGACGGCGCGCTGCGCCGCGACGCGCAGGTGCTGGTGAACCTCGGCCTGATCCATCGCGAGAGGGAATGGCAGCCCTATTGGCAGGGCTGGCTGGACTGGATGCGCGCGCAAGGCTGGCGCCGCTTCGGGCTGTATGCGTGGGATCAGGGCCCCGGCCTACCTGGCGATTGGAACGGCCGGCTCGCGCCGGCCTTCGAGCTGGTCTTCCATTTCAACCGCGAGGCGCGGCAGGCGAATAAGATCGTGCCGTGCAAATGGGCCGGCACGCCGAACAAGGGCAGCGGGCTCCGCGCCGCCGACGGCGAGGTGAAGGCCTACACGCATATCGGTTTGCCCGTGCAGGAGATGCGGATCCCCGACAGCGTGCTGCGCATCACCCGCCACAAGGGCCGCGGCATCGAGACCGAGCACCCCGCGGTGTTCCCCGTCGCGCTGCCGGAGTTCCTGATGCGCGCCTACACGGAAGAGGACGACGTGGTGTTCGAGCCGTTCGGCGGCTCCGGCACGACCATTCTGGCGGGCCAGCGCACGGGGCGGCGCGTCCGCGCCATCGAGCTCGCGCCGGCGTATGTCGACCTGGCGATCGCCCGCTGGCGGATGCTGCATCCTGACCTGGCGGTGACGCTGGCCGAGGACGGTCGCGATTACGATACCATCGCTGCCGCGCGCGGGGAGGCCATGGCCGATGCAGCCTGACCTCCAGGTCGAGATGATGCCGGTGGAATCGCTCGCGCCCTATGCCGCGAACGCCCGCCTGCACCCGACCGAGCAGGTGGCGCAGCTGGCCGCCTCGATCGGCGAGTTCGGCTTCAACGTGCCCGTGCTGGTGGACGATGCTGGCGTGCTGATCGCAGGCCACGGCCGCGTCCTCGCCGCGAAGGCGCTCGGCCTCGAGGAGGTGCCCGCCATCCGGCTCGGGCATCTGACCGAGGCGCAGGCGCGGGCCTTCCGGCTGGCGGACAACCAGCTGGCGCTGAACTCCACCTGGGACGAGAGCCTGCTCGCCGCCGAGCTGCGCGCGCTGCGCACGGACGAGTTCGATCTCGGGCTGATCGGCTTCGACTGCGCGACGCTTGATCGCCTGCTGGGCGACGTCGCCGCGGACGCGCCTGCGCCGGGCGGCGGTGATCCCGACGCCCCAGCGCCGGAGCCGCCGGAGGCTCCCGTCACCAGGCCCGGCGATCTGTGGCTGCTCGGGCCGCATCGGCTGCTCTGCGGCGACGCCACCAGCGCGGCGGACGTCTCCCGGCTGTTGAACGGTACGACGCCGCATCTTCTTGTCAGCGATCCGCCTTTCGGCGTGAACTACGATCCCGAGTGGCGCAACGAGGCCGGCGTCTCGGCGACGACGCGAACCGGCAAGGTGGCGAACGACGACCGCGCCGACTGGCGGGAGGCATGGGCGCTGTTTCCGGGTGATGTGATCTACATCTGGCACGCCGGCTCCCGCGCCCGGACCGTCATCGAAAGCCTGGAGGCCTGTGGCTTTCAGGTGCGCGCGCAGATCATCTGGGCCAAGCCGAGGCTGGTGCTCAGCCGCGGCGACTACCATTACCAGCACGAGCCGTGCCTATACGCCGTGCGCAAAGGGCGGACGGGCCACTGGCAAGGAGCACGCGACCAGACCACGCTCTGGCCGATCAGCACGGCGGGCGATGAGGACGCAGCCACCGTGCACGGCACGCAGAAGCCGGTCGAGTGTATGCGGCGTCCGCTCGTCAACAACAGCGAAGTTGGCGATCTAGTCTACGAGCCCTTCAGCGGCAGCGGGACCACGCTCATCGCGGCGGAGACGACTTCACGGTCATGCCTGGCGATGGAGATCAGCGCCGCGTACTGCGACGTGGCGATCGAACGGTGGCAGCGATTGACGAACCGGGCTGCCGTGCTGGCGGGCGAGGACCGCATCTTCGCGGAGGTCGGGGCGGCCCGCAGAAAGGCGAGGGCCGCGTGACGCGCGACGGATCGCTCCTCTTCGAGGCGGACAGCCTGCCGCGCACAGATGCACGGCAGTCGGTTCGTCCGCGTGTGCAGGGGCGAGGCATCCTCCGCGTGAGCCGGGAACTGGAGCTCGGACGCGCGGCGGAGCATCTTGTCTGCGCAGACCTTCTGCTGTCGGGCTGGTCGAGCTATCCGACGGCACAAGGTCTGCCGTACGATCTGGCGGTCGATCTCGGTCATCGCATCGTTCGCGTGCAGGTGAAGTCGAGCTTCTTCGCGAAGAACCCTCAGCCGACCTCGCGCGCGAACCCCGCCTACTTCTATCAGATCCGTCGTGCGGGCCGCGGTGGCGCACGCGTCTATGGCGGCGGCGAGTTCGACATCTACGCGCTGGTCGCCCTCGATCGCCGCCTGATCGCGTACTTCGCGATGGCGGAATTGCCGTGTCAGTCGGTCGTGGTCCGTGTTCCTGGCGGATACTACGGCCATGGTGCCAAGACCGAGCGCGAGTTCGAGGGATCTACCTTTGAACGTGCGTTGCGCGTCGCATTGGAAATTGAGGCGTCAAGCAGCAAAGCCGCAGCCCGCGGGATGCAGGTGGCTGCCTGATCTCGAAGAAGGCGAGCCGACCCGGTAGGCTGGCAGCATGGCAGACCCCTTCGACCTTGAGCGCTTCGTCCAGGCGCAGGCGCCGGTGATGCCCACCGTGCTGTGGGAACTATGCTACGGCCGGAAGCAGACACACTGGATGTGGTTCGTCTTTCCCCAGCTTCGCGCGCTGGGTCAGAGCGAGACCGCGAAGCGGTATGGGCTCTCGTCGCTCGATGAAGCGCGCGCCTACATGGCGCATCCCGTCTTGGGTCCGCGGCTCGTCGACTGCGCCCGGCTGGTGTTGGCGGTCCAGGGTCGGACGGCGCAGGACATCTTCGGGAGCATCGATGCCCTCAAGCTGCACTCGTCGATGACGCTGTTCGCCGCCGCGGCGCCCGACGCGCCTGTGTTCGATGACGTGATCCGCAAATACTACGACGGCGTGCCGGACGAGAGGACGCGCGACCTGCTGGCCGGAGCCTGACAACGCGAAACCGCCGCCCGCGGTGCGCAGGCGGCGGCGTGATCGGCGCTTCTGGCGCCCGTCACCGGGCAATCCGGCTGTCAGCGCCGCAGCGTCCTCAGGTACGCCAGAAGATCGGCAATCTGCGCCGGTTCGAGCTGGAACTCCGGCATTGCGGCATGACCCGTGCCAATTCCCTCCGCGAGCGCCTCGGCGAGCTGGTCGACGGGATACCGCCGGTGCAGGTCACGAAAGGCGGGCGCTGCGGGAAGTGCACTGGTCCCTGTCGCACCGATGGCGTGGCACCTTGCGCAGTTTGCCTCTGCGAAAGTTCGGCCAGCTTGCGGGCGTCCTTCCTGTGCCGAAGCACCAGCCGCACCGATGAGGACGGCGAGGAGAGGGAGCGCGCGGGGCAGCGTCAGCAAGGCGTGACTCCTGGATCACTGCGCGATGCTACCGTGCGAGGCGGGGCGGCGCCATGCGCTGGCGTCACCCCGCGGCGGCCATCAGCCTGCCACCCGATAGATCGAGTAGGACCCCTTCGCGCCTTCCTTATTGGGGCCGACCTGGCGGACGCGCTCCAGCACTTGCACCTCGATCCCTTGGCGCTTCTTGAGGCCGGCGAAGAAGCCCCTGACCGTGTGACCCTGCCAGCCGGTGGCCTCGCAGATCTGCGCGATGGTGGCGCCCTCCTCCCGGCGGAGCATCGCCAGCACCGTCTCCTGCTTCGTCCCCTCGCGCGGCTTCCGCGGCGCGCCGGGCTCGCGGGCGGCGCGGGGCGGCTTGCCGGCCAGGGCGGCGCGGAGCGCCTGCATCGGGCCGTCGAGGGCGGCGATGATGTCCGTCTCGCGATTGGCCTCGTCGTCCCAGGCGGCCAGCACCGCCGCGGCGGCGTCGCGCAGGTTGGCCCGCGGGGCAGGCGTGGCGAGGGCGGCGTCCAGCAGGGCGAGATCCTCAACCCGGCCGCCCTCGTCGGGCGCCGCGGGCGCGCCCTGGGCGGCGTCCGGCGGCGGGGCGTCCTCACCCTGCGGCGTGGCGTCTTCCCCGTCCGTGGGCGCCGTGTCGGCCACCGGCGCGGCGGCCTCCGCGGCGCGGCGCTCGGCGTTGCGGCGCGCGATGGCGTCGGCGCTCTGCTCGTCCTGCTCTGGTGCGTCGCCCGCGTTCGGGTCGATGCCGATGGCGCGCAGCCCGTCGTCGGTGATCTTCAGCAGCATCTCGTCGCCGTCCACCGTCCACTTCGCGACCGCGTCGTAGGCGGGCCGGTGCACGCCGATCACCAGGTCGTTCTTCAGCAGCGCCTGCGCCACCTTCTGCCGCGCGCCGGCGGGCAGCCGCTCGGGCGGGTAGGCCAGGTGCTCGGGGTGCTGCGCGGCGGCGGTGAGGATGGCGCGCTGCGTGTCGGAAAGCTTCATCGTCTTGGTCTCCGGTTGCGGGAGCCGACCCTCGGCCCCCTACTGCCGGGAGCCCCGCCGGCGCGCGCCGGTCGGGGCGGTGCGGGAGGCGCGCCGCGTCAGGCGCTGTATTCGCCGCGCCGGAAATGCTGGTCGGCGATGTCCTTCAGCTTCGCGGTGGCGTCGGCCAACCAGGCGGCCTCGCCCCAGAGCACCGTCTCGGGATCCGCGCCGAAGTTTTCCGCGCTGGCCTGCCGCAACTCGGCGAGCAGGGCGTCGAACTCCGCCTTGTGCTTGAGGAAGGCGGCGAGGCTGCGCTCCTGGTTTCGCGCCGCGCGGGCGTCTCGGTCGGTCATGGTGCTCTCCGTCTGCTGCGCGATGCTTCGCGCGTGACGGACCATTCGCGCTGCGCCGGGGGTTGAGCCAAGCGGGATCGAGCGTCGCGTTGCTGCTATGAATCGGGAGTTCTGATCACATCATGATCGCCGTCGCGCAGCCGGGCCGCGTGGCCTCGCAGCGCGAGGTGGCGCGACGCCTCGGCGTCTCCCACACGGCGCTGCAGAAGGCGCAGCGCGCCGGCCGCATCGCGCCCGAGGCCGACGGCGTCTGGGACGTCGAGAAGGTTCGCGCGCGGCTCGCCGACAGCAGCGATCCCGTCCGCAGGACGGCGACGCTCGCGCAGCCGACGCCGGCAGCACCGCGGCCGGTCTCGCCGCCGATCGCAGCGCCCGCGCCCGATCCGCTGCCGCGGGCCGCGGGCAGCACGTTCCACGACGCGAGGACGGCGAACGAGGTGCTGAAGGCGCAGGAGCGCCGGCTGCGGCTCGAAGAGCGCAAGGGCAAGCTGGTCGACAAGGCCCGCGCGCTGCTGCTGGTGCACCGCCTCGCAAAGGAGGAACGCGACGCCATCCTCGCCTGGCCGGCTCGCGTCGCCGCCGAGATGGCGGCAGAGCTCGGCGTCGACGCGCACCGGCTGCAGACCATGATGGACACGCGCCTGCGCGAGCACCTCGCGACGCGGCACGATGTGCGGGTGAGCGTCGGGTGATGACGGGCGAACATCTGCTGGAGGAGCTCGGCCGCTTCGACGGCGACGCCGAGATCCTGCAGGCCTGGCGCGACGGCATGGCACCCGAGCCGGCGCTGCTGGTCTCAGAGTGGGCGGACAAGCACCGCGTGCTCGGCAGTCGGGGCTCGGCAGAGCCCGGGCCGTGGCGCACGGTCCGCACACCCTATCTGCGCGAGATCATGGATGCGCTGTCGCCGGCGCAGGCCGCGCGGCGCGTGGTGTTCATGAAGGGCGCGCAGGTCGGCGGTACGGAATGCGGCAACAACTGGATCGGCTACGTCATCCACCATGCGCCCGGGCCGATGCTTGCCGTGCAGCCCACGACGGAACTGGCGAAGCGCTTCTCCGACCAGCGCATCGACCCGCTGGTCGAGGAGACGCCGGCGATCCGCGAGCGGGTCGCGCCGGCGCGGTCGCGGGACAGCGGCAATCGCCAGCTCAGCAAGGAGTTCCCGGGCGGCCAGCTGGTCATGACCGGCGCGAACAGCGCAGTCGGGCTGCGGTCCATGTCGGCCCGGTTCCTGTTCCTCGACGAGATCGACGCCTATCCGGGCGACGTCGAGGGCGAGGGCGACCCGATCGCGCTGGCAGAGGCGCGCGCCCGCACCTTCGGTTGGCGGCGCAAGATGTTGCTCGTCAGCACGCCGACCATCGCCGGGCTGTCGCGGATCGAGCGAGAGTATCTCGCCACCGATCAGCGACGCTACTTTGTGCCCTGTCCGCATTGCGGCCACCACCAGCATCTCCGTTTCGAGCGGCTGCTCTGGGACGAGGGCCAGCCGGAGACGGCGCGGTATCTCTGCGAGGATTGCGACGGGGCGATTGGGGAACAGCACAAGGCGGCGATGCTGGCCGGCGGCGAATGGCGGGCCACCGCCACGGCGACGGACCCGCATGCCATCGGCTTCCACATCTCGGCGCTGTATTCGCCTCCGGGCTGGATGCCCTGGTCGGAGATCGCCCGGCTCTGGCTTGCCGCGCAGGGCGACGACCGGGCGATCAAGACCTTTCGGAATACGGTGCTCGGCGAGACCTGGCAGGAGGCGGGCGAGGCGCCGGACTGGCAGCGGCTCTACGACCGCCGGGAACACTGGCCTGCGGGCACGGTGCCGATGGGCGGGTTGCTGCTGACAGCCGGCGTCGACGTGCAACGCGATCGCCTCGAGGCGAGCCTCTGGGCCTGGGGGCAGGATCGGCAGTCCTGGCTGGTCGAGCACCGCGTGCTGGCGGGCAATCCGTTCGAGCCGGCGGTGTGGGAGGAGTTGCGGCTGCTGCTCGGCGAGACCTGGCGGCATGCCAGCGGACATCGGCTGCCGGTCGCCATGGCGGCGATCGACAGCGGCGACGGCATGACCACCGCGGAGGTTTATTCGTTCGTCCGGCGGGCCGGTGCGGGCCGCGCCATCGCGGTGAAGGGCCAGGATGGGCTGCGCGCCGCCATTGGCCAACCCGCGGCGACGGAAGTCAGGCGCAACGGCCGGAAGCTCGGCGGGCTGAAGGTCTGGCCGGTGGGTTCGTCCTTCCTGAAGGGCGAGACCTATGGCTGGCTGAAGCTGGAGCGGCCGACGGACGAGAGCGGCGATCCGTTCCCGCCAGGCTATGTGCACCTGCCGGCGCATGCCGCGGGCGAGGAATTCTGCCGCCAGCTCACCGCCGAGCAACTGGTGGCGCGCGCCGGCCGGAACGGCTTTCGCCGACTGGAATGGGTGAAGACCAGGGAGCGCAACGAGGCGCTGGACTGTCGGGTCTATGCGCGCTCGGCTGCGGCCGCGATCGGCATGGATGGCTGGGGCGACGGGCGCTGGGCGCGGATGGCGGATGCGCTGTCGTTGCCGGCAGCCGAGCTTCCCACCGGCGGGAATGTCGCTCCGCCACCGCCGCCGGTCACGCCGGACACCCACCGCCCGCGTGGTTGGCTCTCTCCGCGCAGCGGCTGGCTGCGCTGAACAGGGAGGACGATGATGGACCCGACCGTCCTCGCCTGGGCGCTTGCGCAGCCGGCCGGCAGCCGCGCCGGTGCCCTGGCCGCGGCGTACACCGGCGGCACTACTCGGGTGACCTTCGACGGGCGCACGGTGGAGTACCGCAGCCTCGATGAGCTTGGCCGCGCGCTGGCCGTGCTGCGCGGCGCGGAGAGCACCGCTGCGCGCCGGCCCTCCGTCACGTTGGCCAGCTTCTCGCGCGGGGGAAGCAGGTGATGGGCCGGCTTCGGGATGCCTGGAACGTCCTTCGCGGCTATGCCGCGGCGCAGGACCAGCGCGCCTCGGCCTGGGCGCCCTCCGGCGGCAGCGCCACGGCCGAGGTCGGCATGGCTGCGGCGACGGTGGCGCGCCGCGCCCGCGATGCCGTCCGCAACGATCCGTATGCCAGCCGCATCGTCGATCTGTGGACTGGCAATGCCGTCGGCGCAGGCATCACGACGCGCTGGCCGGATGCGGCACACAGCCGCGCCTGGCAGCGCTGGGCAGAGAGCACCGGCTGCGACGCCGAGGGGCGGCTGGATCTCTACGGCCTGCAGGCGCTGGTCATGCGCGCCGTCGTCGAAAGCGGCGAGTGCTTTGTGCGCTTCCTGATGGTGCCGCCCTCGCCCGCCAACCCGATCGGCCTGCGCCTGCAGGTGCTGGAGGCGGATCACCTCGACGTCGCGCGCAACGGCATGCTGGCGGGTGCCGCCACCGTCCAGGGCATCGCCCTCGGTGAGGCGGGCGAACCGATCGGCTACTGGCTACATCGCGTGCATCCCGGCGCGGCCTGGATCCTGCCGGGCGCCACCTGGCTCGGCAGTGAGCGGATCCCCGCCAGCGACGTGCTGCACGTCTATCGCAAGCGCCGGCCAGGCCAGCTGCGCGACGTGTCTTGGCTGGCGCCGGTGCTGCTTCGGCTGCGCGATCTCGGCGACTACGAGGCGGCGCTGCTGATGAAGGCCAAGATCGAGGCCTGCCTGGCGGCGGTCGTCACCGAGGAAGGCGACGAGGCCCTGACCGGTGCCGCCGCCGGCCTGCTCCGTGACGCCCAGGGCCGGACGGTCGAGAGCTTCGAGCCGGGGATGATCCTCTACCGCCGCGGCATGGGATCCGTGGAGGTCGTGAATCCGAGCGGCGGCGGATCGCACGCCGCCTTCGCCCGCCGCGCACTCGAGGCCGCGGCCGTCGGCGCCGGCCTCACCTACGACCAGGTCTCTGGCGATCTGACCCAGGCGAACTACTCCTCGCTCCGCGCCGGCAAGATCGAGTTCCGCCGCCTCTGCGAGCAGGTGCAGTACGGCATGCTCATCCCGATGCTCGTCCGTCCCATCGCGGACCGCTTCCACGCGCAGGGTGCGCTGCTCGGCCTGTGGAGCACAGATATGCCGGACGGCGTCAGCCACGTCCCGCCGGCCCACGAAATGATCGACCCGCTGAAGGACACGACGGCGCTCATCGCGCAGGTCCGGGCCGGTTTCGTGCCGCAGCCCGAGGCGGCCGGCGCCTTCGGCTACGACTTCCGTGCTGCGGTGGAGATGATCCGCGAGGCCAACGCGCTGCTCGACGAGGCCGGCATCTCGCTCGATACCGATCCACGCCGCGTCGCGAAGTCAGGCAGCGCCCAGGACGCGGCGCAGATGGCCGCGGTCGAGATCGCCGCGACGGGTGCCGCGGCGCCGGCACGCACTGAGTAGAAGCGAGGACCTTAGCGGGACGCCAAAGGGCAACATCACTGCCCGTCGGCCCTGGGCAGTGCGGCCCTTGAAATAATCGTCCTGCTCGGCGAAACTCGGAACCATGTTGTCGCCATCGGTGAGAACGCGATGGATCAGCTCTCGGTAGGAGGGCGGTCTTGAAGAGCGCGACGTGAATCTCTGAGCCGGACTCCGGCTTTGTTGGAGACACGCATGTGCTCGAAATCGCTTCGACGACACCGCCATCGGGCCGCTCGACGCCAAGACTATCGCTGCTGGTACTGCACCTTCCCGATGTGGGATGATGATCCCGCCACCTTCGCTCAGCGGCACAGCCTTTCCGTGCGTCTTGCGCGGCGCTTCCGCTGCACAGCGGAACATCTGCAAGCTCGATCGACGGGCGGTACGGACACGCCCGACAACATCGTGGCAGCTTGTGCGCACTGCAATTCGACGCGGCACAAGCGCAAGAGCCCACCCTCGCCCGAAGTTTTCCGCATGCAGGTTGCGAGGCGGATGGAGCGGGGCTGCTGGCATCCTGTGCCGGCACACAGCGCGTTTGCGGTGAGTCGGGAAGCGACGTCGATGAAGGCCGCGGCGATCGCAGCCACCGGCGCCGCGGCGCCGCCGCGCGAGACAGCAGAACAAGGCTGATCATGACCGAGACGACCGAACCGGGCGGCAGCCATGCCGCGCCGGAGCCTGCGGCTGTGCCCGATCGAATGCCCACCGCTGGGCAGTCGATCGTGGCGCATCGCGCCATCACCGCGCCGGCCACCGTCGATCGCGCCGCGCGCACCGTCGAGGTGGTGTGGTCCACCGGCGCGCGGGCCAGGAACTTCGTGCCCGCCCTCGGTCCGATCACCGAGGAGTTGGAGATGTCGCCGAACGCGGTGCGCATGGACGCACTGCGCTCGGGCAACGCCCCGGTGCTGAACACCCATCGCAGCATGGACGCCCGCGACGTGCTCGGCCGCGTCACTGCCGCCCGCCTCGATCGTGGCCGCGGCTACGCCACGCTGCAGTTCAGCAGCGCCGCTGATGTCGAGCCGGTCTGGCAGCGCATCGCCGACGGCACGCTGCGCGCGGTGAGCGTCGGCTATCGCGTGCACCGCTACGAGCCGCGTCCGGACGCGGCGACCGGCACCACCGTCCACCGCGCGGTGGATTGGGAGCCCTTCGAAATCTCCGTCGTGCCGATCCCGATCGACCGCGACGCCGCCGTTCGCGCGCAGGGGGACCAGGGCTCCCCCATGCCCGCCATCGAACCCGCCCTGCCGCACGAGGATTCTTCGACGATGCCCGACACCACCGACGCGCCCGCTGCGCCGGAGCAGCCGGCTCCGCCCGCGCCCGAGGCGGAGCGCACCGCGCCGCCGTCCCCGCCGCCTGCCGACCATGCCGCGGATGCCGTCCGCGCCGAGCGCGGCCGCATCGCCGGCATCGACACCGCCGTCGAGGCCGCCCGGGCCCTCCTGCCAGGCGACAGGGTGGCCGCCCTGCGCGCCGAGGCCGTCGAGCGTGGCTGGTCCCCCGACGACACCCGCCGCGCCCTGTTCGACGCCCTGGTCCGCCACGCGCCCCGTCCCTCGGTGCCGGCCAACCCCGCCGCCCATGGTGGCCCGCCTCGCGCGGAGGTCCTCGACGCCATGGCCGAGGCGATCGCCGCCCGTGCCATGCCCGGCTACCAGCCCGCTGGCGGTGGCCGCCACGTCGAGTTCATGGGCTGGCGCCCCTCCGACATGGTCCGCGAGCTCCTGTCGCTGGACGGACAGACCCAGGTGCCGCGCGATCCGGTGCGCCTGGCCGAGCGCGCCTTCCACACGACGAGCGACTTCCCGGCGCTGCTCTCCGCCGCCGCCAACAAGATGCTGCTGGCCGCCTACCAGCCGGCTGCCCCCACCTACCGCCAGATCTTCCTCCGCCGCGATTTCCGGGACTTCAAGCCGCACCGGCATCTCCGCATCGGCGACTTCCCCATCCTGCAGCCGCTGGCCGAGAACGGCGAGATCCAGGCCGGCACCATGTCCGAAAGCCAGGAGATCGTCCTGCTGCAGACCTTCGCCCGGCGGATCCGGGTCACGCGGCAGATGCTGGTCAACGACGACCTCGGCGCCTTCACCGACTTCGCCGCGATGATCGGCCGCCGCGTCGCCGACTTCGAGAACGCGACGGCCTATGCCCTGATCAACCTGGCGAACGGCGATGGCCCGACGCTCACCACCGGCAACGCCCCGGTCTTTGCGACGGCGGCGGCGCGGGCGAACAAGGCCGCGGCAGGGACGATCCTGAACGAGGACAACATCGCGGTCGGCCGAACCGCCATCATGAAGCAGCGCACGCTGGACGGCCTGCCGATCTCGCTCGGCCGCAGCATGCGTGTCCTGGTCGGTCCGGCGCTCGAGCTCTCCGCGCTGAAGCTCACCGCCGCCATCACGCCCGGGACGTCCGGTGCGGTGAACCCCTATGTCGGGCTGCTGCAGCCGGTGGTGGAGCCGCTGATCTCGGCGAACCGCTGGTATCTCTTCGCGGAGCCGCCGACCACGCCGGTCTACGTCTACGGCTACCTGAACGGCGTCGAGGGCCCGCAGGTCACCACCGGCCCCGTCTCCGGCGTCGATGGCATCGAGGTCAGCGTGATCTTCGACTTCGGTGTCGGCGCCATCGACTGGCGCGGCGCCTGGTTCAACCCGGGCACCTGATCGCTCGACCTTCCCTCGTGAACCGATGCAGAGGCCGCCCTTCGGGGCGGCTTCTGCGTTTCTGGAGATTCCATAGCCATGCGCAACATGATCCGTCCCGAGGCACGCTCCATCCCGATGGTCGTGCCCTATGCCGGGGGCATCCTTTCCGGCCAGGGCATGCTGGTTGGCGCCTTCTTCGGCGTCGCCGCCTCCGATGCCGCGCAGAACGCCACGGTGGAATGCGAAACCCGCGGCGAGTTCGAGCTCGCCAAGGATCCCACGCAGGCGATGACGGCCGGCGCCCGCGTCTTCTGGGACAACACCAACCGCCGCCTCACGACCACCGCGACGGGCAACTTCCAGGTCGGCATCGTCACCGAGGCCGCGCTCGCCGCCGACACCACCGTGCACGTCATGCTCGCGCGCGTCCCGGCCGCGGGGGCGTGACGGCCTTTGACGCCGCACTGGCGGTGCTGGCGGCGGACCCGAACCTCGGCAGCGACGCCACCTGGCAGCGCGGCACAGGGCCGGCCATCGCGCTGCGGGTACTGCGGTCGTCGCCGGACCAGCTGCGCGACGCCTTCGGCACCACGCTGGTGCAGGCCACGGACGTGCTGACGGTGCCGATCGCCGTGCTGCCTGACGTCCAGGCCGGCGACGTGTTCGTCCTCGGCAGCGACATCTTCACGGTCCAGCACGCCGAGCGCGACGCCGCCGGCGTGGCCTGGCGCGTCCTCTGCCAGCGATAGGAGTTTTTTGGGCCATGCCACACAGCAGCCCGACCGGCTGGGCGATCCTGCTCGACCTGCTGCTCGGTGGCGCGGCCGGCCTCGCCGGCGGCTTCGTGCGCTGGAACAACCCGGAGCGGCGCCGCCTCGGCTGGTGCCTGGTCTGGGAGGTGCCCTCCGCCGCGCTGGTCGGCAGCGCGGGCTATGCGCTCGGCGGCCTGCTCGAGTTCAACGAATATGGCCGCTTCCTGTTCGCCTTCGTGTTCGGCTACCTCGGCCAGGCCGCGCTGAACGATCTCGCCGTCGCCCTGCTGCGCCATCGCGCCGGCCTGCCGCCGCGGGATCCGCCAACGTGAGGCTGCGCGCTGCGGTCGGCGACCTGCGGCAGCTGCTCGCGGCCGAGGTGCGTGCCGGCGAGCGCGCGGCCATGTCGGCGATCCGGGTAGAAACCGATCAGGTGAAGGGAGAGCTGCGCCAGCAGGTCACCGGCTCGCTCGGCGGGAACGCCCGCGGCATCGCCAATGCCTGGCGGTCACAGATCTTCCCCCGCACAGGCCAGTCGCTGCGGCCGGCCGGGCTGGTGTGGACGAAGGTGCCCGCCATCATCGACGCCTTCGAGCGTGGCGCGGTCATTCGCGCCAAGGGCGGCCGGAAGTTCCTCGCCATCCCCACCGGCTTCAACGCGGCACGCGGCCGGCGCGGACGCGGCGAGAAGGGCATGCGGGTGACGCCTGCGCAGATGGTCGCGTCGGGCCAAGCGTTCCTGCGGCCGTTCAAGTCCCGCCGCGGCTTCGTCTGGTGCCTGCCGCTCTACGAGGCGCAGGGGATCGGTCGGGGACGCCGCCGCGGGCGACGCACGCAGCTGATCGCCGGCGGCGTGGCCGAAATCGGCACGGGCAACCGGCAGGGTCGCGAGGCCTGGGCGCGCGGCATGCTGGAGCGCGGCATGGTGCCGATGTTCCTGCTGCTGCCGCAGGTGACGCTCACCAAGCGCCTCGACGTGAAGGGCGCCGCCGAGCGCGGCCTGCGCCGGCTCCCCGGCCGGTTCGTCGCGGCGTGGGAACGCGAGAGCGGAAGGGTAGCATGAGCAGGCGTGCGAGTCTCACGCTCGTGGTGACGCTGTCCGTCCTCGGCTGGATCGGCGTCGCTTTCGGACTGGCGCTCACCTGGGTGGCAGGCCGGTTCTTCGCGACGCTGCTGGGCTGGGCATGAGCAAGCGCGAGACGGCGATTGCCGCGCTGCGCGACGTGCTGACGACCGGCCTCGCGGCACGCAGCCCGGCGCCGCTCGTGCTGCGCGCCGAGACGATCCCGCAGCGCATCCCGCTGGGCGGCCTCGTTGTGCTCCGCGATGGCGACACGGTGGACGAGACGGCGATCCTCTCGCCGCTGTCCTGGGCCATCGAACATCGCGCAGAAGTCGAGGTCACCGTCGCGGGCGCCACGCCCGCGGCGCGCACCGCCCTGCTCGACGCCCTGCTCGTCGCCATCGGCGACGCCATCACCGCCGACCGCACCCTGGGCGGTGCCGTCGACTGGGCACAGCCGGGCGCGGCCGAGTTCCAGGACACCGAGTTCGAGGGCGCCGCCGCAGCGCGCTCCGCGCTCGTGCCCGTCACCCTCTGGTTCACCACCGCCGGCTCCGCGCTGGCCTGACACTCTGGCGGAAGGACGAAAGAAATGCCGCGTGCCATCGGCGCCAACTGCCGCCTGCTCATGCTGCCGGAGGAGACCTACGGCAACGCGCCGACGGACGACTTCCGGCGCATGCCCTTCCTCTCCTGCGATCTCGGCGCCGAGCAGCCGCTGCTCGATGCCGATGTCCTCGGCGTCGGAAACGGCCGCGATCCCGCGGCGCCCTTCCTCGACACGGTGACGGTCCAGGGGCAGGTCGTCGTGCCGATGGACCTCATCAACATCGGCCACTGGCTGAGGCTGCTGCTCGGGCCGCCCATCACCACCGGCACCAGCCCGAACTTCACGCACAGCTTCGGCTCGGGCGAACCAACCCTGCCGTCGAACAGCATCGAAATCGGCTATCCCGACGTGCCGAGCTACGATCTCTGCACGGGCGTGCGCGCCGACACGCTGGAGATCGACTTCTCCCCGAGCGGGCCAGCGACGGCGACCTTCGGCCTGATGGGTCAGGGCTCCACGCGCGGCGCGTCGACCTCAGGCGGCACGCCGATCACCGCCGCCTACACCGCCTTCAACAAGGCGCAGGGCGCGATCAGCCGCGACGGCAGCCCACTAGCGCAGGTGACGGGCGCTCGGCTCAGCTACGCGAACAGCATGGAGATGGTGCGGACCATCCGCGCCGACAGGAAGGTGGAAGGCGTGGACGCGGGCATCGCGCGCGCCACGGGCCAGATCACCGCGCGCTTCGCGGACACCACGCTGCTGACGCAGGCGCAGAACGGCGCACCCGCGGAGTTCGAGTTCAGCTACACGATCGATGCGAACCGCAGCCTCATCTTCACGCTGCACGAGGTCTATCTCGCGCTGGCCAAGACGCCGATCGAAGGGCCTGCGGGAGTCGAGGCAAGCTTCGAATTCCGCGCCGCCTACAACGCCACGGCGACGCGGATGATGATTGTCGCGCTGAAGAACCAGCAGGCCGGGATGGAGTACGCATAAGCCCTATCTCATCATCTCAGTCGCCTGACGTCGGCACGAAGTCGACCGAGGCCACTCATGAACGATGGAGGCGAGCCGTCGTCCCACATGGATCGATCTTTGCAACTCCCCCATATCTGTCGATGCGAGAGTCTGCGGGCCGACGTAGCGGGCCGCCATCACATCGCAGAGGTGCGGGCCCGTCCGGATGCCTCGACGTGCCATTCGCACTGTGTCGCGCTGCCGGCAAGAACGCGCGCGATTGGGACCGCGATCTCGCAATCTAGGCCGCCCGCCTCCCAGCGACGCTCGACCCTGCCGCCGAGCTGGGTGCCGAGGGTCGCTTCGAGTACGCGGGAGCCAAAGCCGCGCCGTACTGGAGCCTCGATGATCGGCGGCCCGCCGCGTTCCCGCCAGTTCAGCACCAGCAGGCCAGCGCCCTCCTCGACCCGCCAGGACAGTGAGACGCGACCGCCCGGCACAGAAAGGGCGCCGTGCTTTGCCGCGTTGGTTGCCAGCTCGTGCAGCGCCATTGAGAGCGCCTGCACCGCGTCCGGCGCCAGCGCGACGTCCGGCCCGTCCACGGCGACGCGCCGCACGTCGGGCGCAGCCTCCCCCACCGGCGTCTCGAAGGGAGCCAGCTCGGCCTCGACTAGCGCGCGCAGCGCGGCGCCCTCCCACTTGCCAGCGGCGAGGATCGTATGCGCCCGCGCCAGCGCGGAGACGCGACCCTCAATAGCTCGCGCATAGGCCTCCGGGTCGTGCTTCGGAGTGAGGCGTACCGCCGCCTGCACGGCGGCGAGCGCGTTCTTGGCACGGTGGTCAAGTTCGCGCGTCATCAGCGCCTGCCGCTCCTCCGCGTCGCGGCGCTCGGTGACGTCGAGCCCGACGCCATGAACTCTCAGCGCGCGTCCGGTCTCTGGGTCGTGTACGACCTCGGCGCGCCCGGCGATCCAGCGCAGCGTACCGTTGTCGCGGCGCCGGAATCGGAACTCAACCGCCCAGCCGGTCGCGCGCCCTTCGAGCGCTTCGCGCACCGCCCGCTCGACGCCAGGTAGGTCCTCGGGGTGGATGCCATCGCGCCAGGTCTCGTAAGAGACTGGTACAGCCGGATCGGTGCCGTGCAGGCGGTGGCAGCTCTCCGACCAGAACAGCGCACCCGTTCCGAGGTCCCACTCCCAGGAGCCCACGCCGCCCGCCTCTTGCGCCAGCCGCAGACGCGCCTCGCTCTCGGCCAGCGCGGCCTGTGCGGCCTTCAGGTCGTGGATGTCGGTCGAACTCCCGAACCAGGCCTCGATGCGACCCGTTGCGTCGCGCAGCGGCTCGGCGCGAGCGAGGTACCAGCGGTACTCGCCGTCGTGACGGCGGTAGCGGACCTCGATCTCGTATGTCACGCCCCGCGCGCGCGCCTGGGCCCAGGTCGCCGCCGTGCGCGCGGCGTCGTCGGGGTGCAGTGTTGTCGCCCAGCCGTCCGGCAGCGCGTCCTCTTGCCGCTGGCCAGTGAACTCGAACCAGCGATCGTTCAGGTAGTGGAGCGCGCCGTCCGGTGTCGCGAACCAGACGAAGTTCGGCCCGACATCGACCAGCGCGCGGAAGCGTATCTCACTCTCGGCCAGCGCCGCTGCGCGCTCCGCGACCCGGGCCTCCAGCGTCTCGTTGGCATCCTCAAGGCTATGCTGCCTGCGCAGCACCGCGCCAGCGAGCAGCGCGAGCAGCATCGCCGAGACAGCCGTGATCACCGCTTGCGGCGCGATTTCGCGGCGCCAAGCCGCGATCACCGCCCCGCGATCGCGCGCGGCGGACACATAGACCGGCCAGCTACCGCCGACGCGGCGCAAAGCGGCGATCCGCTCGACGTCGTCCATCGGAGAGCGGGCGCGCACGATGGCGCGCGCGTCACCGCGCGCCATCACCTCCAGCATCGGGCCGCCGGGTAGAAGCCGTGGCTCCGCCGCCGCGGGATCGATCTTGAAGCCAGCTGAGCGGGCCAGCAGCGCGCCGTCCATCCTGATTAGCGCGACGACGTCGTCCGGCGTGGCGGCAAGCGCTGCTAGAGCCGGATTGACGTGGTCGAGATAGGCGGAAGCGTTGACCACACCGTCGTAGGTCCCTGCCGGCAGGCCGTTGCCGGTGCGCTCGCGGCGCGCTGTGACGGCGAAAAAGGCCCGGCCAGTGTCGCGCCCGACATAGACAGGGCTCACATAGAAGGGTGGAGCGTCCGCGGGCCGGAGTACGCGGTTGAATTCCCGGTCCATCATTCGCCGTGAGCGCGCGGCTGGAACAGCTGCGCTGGTCACTAGCGGGTAGGCGTCGCGGTCGTAGACAAACAGATAGAAGGTCTCCCGTTCGGCAGACTCACGCTCGGCGGCGGCGGCGCGCAACGCGGACTGAAGCTCGTCCTCGCGGATGCGGACCTCGGCGTCTGACAGGCCAGCGAGGATGTCGTTCGCCCGCTCGATGCGGAGAAGCTGAGCCTCAAGCAGGCGGCGGGCAAACTCGGCGGCGGCGTCGGCGGTCCGCATCACCTCGGTTTCGGCGCTGCGCCAAGCCGCGTCCCACGACCGCCAAGCGGAGAGTGCGAGCAACAGGGCCGGGACGAGCACCGCCACGAGGAGTGCGGCCCGCAGCCCGCGCATCCGCGACCAGCTGGCAGTGGTGGGGCGATACGCACCCCGGTGCTTCCCACGCAAGGCGGCCACGCTATCGCTCATGGCTCGAGCATTGCCGTGCATGCACAAGTAAGGAAATACGAGCCGTCAGGCTGCCGTCACACATCGCTGTGATCGGGCTCGCCGCCACCTCTTCATGATCCCTGGAGAACCGTATGCTCATCCTCGACCTCCCGGCCGAGCCGTATTGGCTCGACCTGCCGCGCGGCGTCCGCGTCGAGATGCGGCCAGTCACGACCGCCGTCATGGCCGCAGCGCAGGCTGCCGCTTCACGCCGCCTCGCTGCGATCCGCCTCACCGACCCGGACCTCGACGCCGACATGGCGCGCGGCCTCTCCTTCGCCTTCCTGGTCAAGGCGCTCGCCCGTCATGCCGTCACCGCCTGGGAGGGCGTCGGCGACGCTGCGGGCCAGCCGCTGCCGCTCTCGCCTGAGGCCGTCGAGCGGCTGATGGACCTCGACGACATCGCTGCCGCGTTCTGGGACCGCGCCACCGCACCTGTCGCCGCGGTGGCCGCGGAGGGAAACGGCTGAAGGCCCGCGCCACCTGGCACTTCGGGCGCGGGCCTGACTACTGCCGCGGCTGCGATGCGCTCGGCCGCAGCTGCGCCGAGGCATGTCCCTACACCGCCCACGCGCCCTGCACCGTGGAAGCCGCCGCCGTGTGGTGCGCCGGCACCGCCTGCGTGACCGCGAGCAGCGTCGGCGCTGATCTCGATCTTGCCGGCGCACTGGCGATGGCACGCGAGCTTGGCGCCACGGGCTGGGCTGCCGCTGAACTGCTGACCGCGCTGCGCCTTGGCCTTGCCGAAGGCCTCGCAGCGCGGACCTCCCCCACCCCAGACGCAGGAGGTGTCGCCCATGGCGGATAGCACCCGGCGCGTCTCGGTGCGCCTGTCGCTGGACGATGCCGCCCGCGTGAAGGCCGGGTTGCGCGAGGTCGGGGAGACCGGCCAGCGCAGCCTGGAGCGCATCCGCGACGGCGCCGACACCGCCTCGCGGGCGCTGTCGCTGATGGATGTCGCCACCCGCGGCATCCAGCTCGCCGGCGTGGCCGTTGCTGCACGCGCCCTGGTCCAGGCCGGCGATGCGCTCACCCAGGGCCTCTCGCGCCTGCAGACCGCCACCGGCTCGGTCGAGCGCGCGGGGCAGGTCTATGAGGCGCTCTACCGCAACGCGCTGCAGACCGGCGTCGCGGTCGGCGAGAGCGTCGACGCCTTCCAGCGCTTCTCGATCGCCGCGCGCGAGATCGGCGCCACCTCCGACCAGGTGGTGCGCCTCGTTGGCGGCCTGCAGCGCGTCGCCATCGTCTCCGGCGCGTCGACCACCGAGATCTCCTCGGCCACGCTGCAGCTCGCCCAGGCGCTGGCCTCCGGCGTGCTGCAGGGCGACGAACTGCGCTCCATCCTCGAAGCCATGCCGCTGCTGGCCGAGGGGCTGGCCAAGGAACTCGGCGTCTCGATCGGCGAGCTGCGCCGGCTCGGTTCGGAGGGCCGGCTCACCGCCGAGCGGGTCTTTCCGGCCCTGCTGCGCGCGACGGAGCGGCTCGGCGCCGAACTCGATAAGGCGCCGCTCTCCCTCGGCCGTGCCTTCGGGCAGCTGACAGCGGCGACCGAGAACTTCCTCGGCCAGCTCGATCGCGCCGTCGGCCTGTCGAACGCGCTGGCGCGTGGCCTGTCGGCGGCGGCACGGGGGATGGACGGCACACGCCGCGGCATCGGCCTGCTCGACGAGGGCGAGCGGCTGGCCGACCTACAGCGCCAGGCCGCAACGCTCTCGGCCGAGATCGGCCGGCTGGAGGCGGAGGGCGACGGCCGCCCCAGCCTGCGCGCCCCGGTCCGCCGCGGCAGCATCCGTCCCGGCCTCGTCGGCACCGCCGAGAGCCAGGCCGGCGTCGATCGCAGCCAGCGCCTGGAGGAGCTGCGCCAAAACTACTTCGCCGTCCTGGCGGAGATCGACACCGCCGAACGCGGCGCGCTGACCCGCCGGCTGGAGGAGCAGGAGCGGGCCGGCCAGGCCGCCACCGAGGCCCGCCGCCGCCGTGCCACGCAGGACGTGCTCGACCTCCGGCGCGATCTCGATGACCGCTTCCGGATCACCCGCGAATACGACGAGCGCGTTCGCCGGCTGCGCGAGGCCGAGGCCGCCGGTGCCATCGACGCCGCCGAGCGCACCCGCCTGGAGGCGCTCGCAACGGGGGAGCGCGACGAGGCGCTGCGCCGGCTGGAGGGCACCACCCGCCGCGTCGTCGCCGCGCAGCGGGACAACCGCGACGCCGAGCGCGAGGTCAACGACGTCCTGCGTGAGCGCGAGCGGCTCATCCAGGACAACGAGACGGCGTATGAACGCTATGCCCGCCGCCTGGAACGGCTCGGGGATCTCGTCCAGCGCAGCGAGCGCGCCGGCCGGCCGCTGCCGGAGGAGACGATCGGCCGAGAGGCCAATGCCGCCATCGCGGAACTGGAGACGGCGGAGGGCCGGCTGCGCGAAAACACCGAGCGGACGGGGGACGCCGCCCGCGAACTCGGCCTCGCCTTTTCGTCGGCGTTCGAGGACGCCGTGGTCGAGGGCCGCGGCTTTGGCGAACTGCTCAAGGGCCTGGAGCGCGATCTCCTCCACATCGGCACCCGCAAGCTGGTCACCGAGCCGCTGGCGAATGCCGCCACCGGCCTGCTCAACTCGGCGCTGGCCGGGATCGGCAGCCTGCTTGGCGGCCCGGCGGTCGCCAGCGCGCGGGGGAATGCCTTCGGCCCCGGCGGCCTGATCCCCTTCGCGACGGGCGGCATCGTCGACCGGCCGACGCTGTTCCCCTTTGCCCGCGGCGTCGGGCTGATGGGTGAGGCGGGGCCGGAGGCGATCCTGCCGCTCCGGCGCGGCCACAACGGCCGGCTCGGCGTCGAGGCGACGGCCACACCGATCAACGTGGTGTTCAACGTCACGACGCCCGACGCGGGATCCTTCCGCGCAAGCCAGGGCGCGATCCTGGGCGAGCTCAACCGCGCGCTGCGCCGGAGCCAGCGGAGCATCTGATGGCATTCGACGACGTGCGCTTTCCCGACCGCATCGCGCTCGGTGCGGAGGGCGGCCCGACCTTCGCGACCGTCATCACCACCTCGACCGGCGGCCACGAGCAGCGCCAGGCGAATTGGGCTGAGGCACGGCGGCGCTACAACGTGGCGACCGGCATCAAGCAGCGTGCCGACGTCGAGACGCTGCTGGCCTTCTACATCGCCCGCCGCGGCCAGCTGCGTGGCTTCCGGTTCAAGGACTGGTCCGACTACCTGCTGCCGCGGCAGCCGATCGGGATGACGGACGGCTCGCAGGCTACGTTCCAGATCACGAAGGTCTACAGCAGCGGCGGTGAGCAGGTGGCGCGGCGCATCACGCGGCCAGTGGCCGGCACGGTGCGCTGCTGGGTGGCCGGCATAGAGCGCAGTCTGGGCCCCGGTTCGGCGCAGTTCCAGGTGAATGTCGCGACCGGCGTGATCACCCTCGGCACGGCGCTGCGCGCGCCGGAGGACCAGGTGGTCGAGGCCAGCTGCGAGTTCGACGTGCCGGCGCGGTTCGACACCGACGCGCTGTCGCTGACGCTGCGCACCCATGATGTTGGCGAATGGTCCAGCATCCCCGTCGTGGAGCTGAGAGATTTCGCTGAATGAGCCCGGAATGGCTCCCTCCGAACGATTCTGTTGAAAAAGGACCGTTGAGCCACGGCGCCGACGCTGATTCAGTCCTCCTGGTAGAGGAGGGCGCAGCCATGATGGGCGAGCGGCAGGTCCGGCAAGAGGCACTGTTCTACGGCTTCAGCCTCGAGGAGCACGTCCCCGCCGATCACCTGCTGCGCGCCATCGACCGCTTCGTCGAGCTGAGCGACATCCGTCGGCAGCTTGAGCCCTTCTACAGTGCCATCGGCCGGCCGTCGGTCGATCCCGAGCTCATGATCCGGATGCTGCTGATCGGCTACTGCTGCGGCATCCGCTCCGAGCGGCGTTTGTGCGAAGAGGTCCACCTGAACCTTGCCTATCGCTGGTTCTGCCGTCTTGGCCTGGATGGCCGCGTGCCGGACCACTCCACTTTCTCCAAGAACCGGCATGGCCGCTTCCGCGACAGCGATCTGCTGCGCCGGCTGTTCGAGGCGACGGTGCGCTGCTGCATGGCCGAGGGCATCGTCGGCGGCGAGGGCTTCGTGGTGGACGCCAGCATGATCCGAGCGGACGCGAGCCGGCAGAAGGGCGCCGCCAGCGCCGCCGACCTGAACCCGGAGGGCGCGAGCCGGGCAGTGGACGAGTATCTGGCGGTGCTGGATGATGCCGCCTTCGGGGCGGCGACCGAGGTGCCGCCGAAGTTCGTCTCGCCGACCGACCCCGCCGCGCGCTGGACGGCGGCGGCCGGTGGGTTGGCCTACTATGCCTACTGCGACAACTACCTGATCGACGTCGAGCACGCGGTGATCGTCGATGTCGAGGCCACCACGGCGGTGCGCCAGGCGGAGGTCGGCGCCGCGCAGACCATGCTGACCCGCACCGCCGAGACCTTCGGCCTCTGGCCCGAGCGCCTGATCGCCGACACCGGCTACGGCTCGGCCGCGATGCTGGGCTGGCTGGTCGATGAGCAGGGCATCGAGCCGCACATCCCGGTCTTCGACAAGTCGCAGCGGACTGACGGCACCTTCAGCCGCATCGACTTCACCTACGACAACGAGCGCGACCTCTACATCTGCCCGGGCTGGAAGGAACTGCTGCACTACCGGCGCCAGTTCGCGCAGCCCCGGCTCGGCGTCGATGCCGAAGGCCTCATGCGCTATCGCGCCACCAAGCATGACTGCGGCGGCTGCGCGCTGAAGCCCCGCTGCTGCCCGAAACACCCAGCCCGCAAACTGCTGCGCTCGATCCACGAGGGCGCACGGGACATGGCGCGGGACATCGCGAAGACGGAGGAGTACGCGGTCTCGCGGCGGCAGCGGAAGAAGGTCGAGATGCTGTTCGCCCACCTCAAGCGCATCCTCGGCCTGAGTAGGCTGCGACTACGAGGCCCGAATGGTGCCCGTGATGAGTTCCACCTCGCCGCTGCCGCGCAGAACCTCCGCAAGCTCGCGAAGCTGATCCCGGTGCGGGCGCCAGCGCCCACCGGCTGACCCAGCAGCTGCGGGACAGCCGGGACTGAGCTCACCCTCCACGAACGGACGCCGCCGGAGACGACCGCGAGCGCCCCTTTTTCAACGGAATCGAACCCGAGCGGACATTGGCGTGCGGATGTCCGCCCTGCGTCGCCGCGGGCGCTCTCCTGGCGGCGCGACGTGCGTGATGCGCCGGTAAGTGACAGGTCCTCGCCGACAGGGGAGGCCGAGGCTTGCGGGCATTCCCGCCGCCTTCGATTGCGTCGCCGTGCGGCCCGGGAGAACATTTCGGAGCTGCCTGCGAGGCGAGGAGAGCGCGCGGCGGGTCGGCGGGCGATGGAGGGAAGCCGGATGCGGAACATGCTGCGCGAGCACCTCGGAGTTCGCCGTCACGTCACGACGGCGCCGTGCGTCGCGGCCTGTCCCGCGCTCCTGCAGCTTCGGATCCGCAGGTGAGCGCCGCCCACCCTCTCGCGGCCATCGTCGCCGCGCAGGTCCTCGTACAGGTCGGCGCCTTCTTCCTGCCCGCCCTGCTGCCGGCGTTCATCGCGCGCTGGTCGTTGTCGGCCACGGAGGCCGGCTGGCTCGTCGGTGCCTTCTTCGCCGCCTATGTGCCGACAGTCCCCGTTCTTGTCGCCCTGACCGACCGCGTGCCGGCGCGGCGGGTCTATCTCGCCGGCGCTGGTCTGACGGCGCTCTCGCATCTGGGCATGGCTGTCGCCGCCGATGGCTTCTGGGGCGCGCTTCTGCTGCGCGCCGTCGCAGGGGTCGGATGGGCGGCCTGCTACATGCCCGGGCTCAAGATGATCGCCGACCGGCTGGAAGGCGCCGCGCAGTCGCGCGCAGTGAGCTGGCATGCGCTTGGCGTGGGCATCGCCGGAGCCGCCTCCTTCGCGGTCGCCGGGCTCCTGGACGCCATCGCGGGCCCGGCCCTCGTCTTCATGTTCGGCGCAGTCACAGCGGCGGCCGCCTTTGGCACCGTCGCGCTGGTCATCAGGCCAGGTGGCGCCAGGTCCGGTCCGAAGGTGCCGGTTGCCGAGCTGCTGGATTTCCGTCCGGTCTTCCGGAACCGCCCGGCCTTGGCATGGATCGCGGGCTACAGCGTGCACACCTGGGAGATGGCCGCGCTGCGCGCATGGGGCGTCACCTTCCTCGCGCTCATCATGACCCGGAGCGATGCGCCGGACTGGCTGCCCGGTCCCAATGCCCTGTTCTCGGCCGCCGGCCTCCTAGGCATCGCCATCTCGGTAAGCGGGAACGAGCTCGCCCAGCGGTTCGGGCGCGCGCGGATCGTCGCCGGCGCGATGCTCGCGGGCGCGGTGCTGAGCGTTGCGACCGGCCTCTCCTTCGGGCTCTGGCCTCCCATCGCCATCTGCTGCGTGCTGGCCTGGAATGCGGCGATCTACCTCGACAGCGCCGCGCTGACCGCGGGAACCGTTGCCGCGGCCGACAAGGCACGACGCGGCGCGACCATGGGACTGCACAGCATGTGTGGCTACGCCGGCGGCTTCATCGGGCCGCTCGGAGTCGGCCTCGCGCTCGACGTCGCGGGGCGGGACACCGTCATGGGCTGGGCGCTCGCCTTTGGGCACCTCGCGCCCGTCGTGCTGGTCGGGCTGTTGGTTCTGCGCCGGCTGGCCTGACGACTTTGCCCGCTCGCCCGAGCGGTCACGAGGCTTGCTTGCGAATGACCGCTTCCCGCCCAACGCCACGGTAGCGAGCCGGCCGCACGGCTACGGGGAAGACCGACCGATTGCGGGCATTCCGCTCTCATTCAGGGGCAGGCTCTCGGAAATGAAAGCTATCTCCGCCGGTCTCGCCGCGCACCTCGCCGGACAGGCCACCACGCTGGCCACGCTCTGGCGCGTGCAGCGCCGCGACGGTGCGGTCTTCACCTTCACCGACCACGACCGCGACATCGCGTATGGCGGAGAGACGTACCTGGCCGCGCTCGGCTACCAGCGCGCGGCCATCGCCACCGGTGCCAGCCTCGCCGTCGACGAGACGGAACTGCTCGGCCTGCTGGACAGCGCCGCGCTGGATCCAGCCGAACTCCGCGCCGGGCTGTGGGATCACGCCGAGGTGCGAATCTTCGCGGTGAACTACGCGAACCTGGCGGATGGTGGGATGAAGCTTCGGCGCGGCCGGCTGGGCGAGGTCATCGCGCGCGACGACGGGTCGTTCTCGGCCGAGCTTCGCGGCCTCGCGCAGCCGCTGCAGGCGGTGATCGGCGCGGTCTACCAGCCCGAATGCCGCGCCGACCTCGGCGATGCACGTTGCAAGCTGAACCTCGCCTTTGGCGCCGGCTGGACGCAGCAGGCCAGCGTGGAGGCGGTAGTGGACAGCACGACGCTGGTCCTCGCCGATGACGGCATCGGCGGCTTCGCCAGCACCTACTTCGAAGGCGGCGTCGCCATCTGGCAGTCCGGCCCGAACGCCGGCGTCGCGCGCGAGGTGCTCGCCTGGGACCAGGGCAGCCGCACGCTATCGCTCTTTGCGCCGCCGCCGGTCGCGCCGACTGTGGGCGACGTGCTGCACCTCCAGCCCGGCTGCGACAAGCGCAAGGCGACCTGCCAGGCCGTGTTCGACAACTACCTCAATTTCCGCGGCGAGCCCTTCGTGCCGGGCGTGCTGGCCACGGTGGCGACACCGGCATGAATCTTGACGAAGCGGCCCGGGCCTATCTGGGCACGCCCTGGCGGCATCTCGGCCGCAGCACGACGGGCCTCGACTGCATCGGCCTCGTGCTGCTGGCGGCGCGCGACGCCGGCCGCGCGCTGCCCGACCCGGCGCCGTACGCCCGCGAGCCGCAGGGCACGCGACTCCTGGACGGCATCCTGGAGCATGCGGTTCGCCTGTCGTCCGCGGAGCCTGGCGACGTGCTGCTGTTCCGCATGGGCCTCTATGGCGGCCATGTCGGCATCGCCTCGCTGCACCCCGCCTGGGGCGTGCCCGCCTGCATCCACGCCTACGCGCCGCACCGCCGCGTCGTCGAGCAGCCCGTGGAGGGTGAACTCGCCGCCGCCCTGATCGGCGCCTTTCGCCTGACGGAGTAGCGCATGGCCCAGCTTGCCGTGGCTGGAGGCGGCGCCGCGCTCGGCGCAGCCCTCGGCTCCGTCGTCCCCGGCGTCGGCACCCTGCTCGGCGCCCAGGTCGGCTGGGCGCTCGGTGGCGTGGCCGGTGCGCTGCTCTTTCCGCAACGCGGCCAGGACGCCCAGGGCCCGCGCCTCACCGACCTCACCGTCCAGACCTCCAGCTACGGCGTGCCCATCCCGGTCGCCACCGGCCGCGCCAAGATCGCCGGCAACGTCATCTGGAAAACCGCGATCGAGGAGGTCTCCTCCACCCAGCGTCAGCGCGGCAAGGGCGGCGGCCGCGGCCCGTCCCAGACCACCTACGCCTACTACCTGTCCTGGGCAGTCGGCCTGTGCGAATGGCTCTCGCCCTCGCCCAACGCCCAGCTGCTCAAGATTTGGCTGGACGACAAGCTGGTCTTCGACGCCGAGGCCGCCACCGGCGTCGTCCAGGTGCCGGGCCTCACCTGGCGCTTCTATCCCGGTGACGAGGCGCAGCTGCCTGATCCGCTGATCGCCAGCATCGAGGGCGAGAATGCCCCCGCGCATCGCGGCCTCGCCACCATCGTCTTCGAGCGGGTGCCGCTGGACCGCTTCGGCAACCGCATGCCGAACGTCACGGTGGAGCTGGCCGGCAGCGCGACCAGAAGCTTTCCCGAACAGCCGGGGCAGCCGCCGGCGGTGCCGCTGTTCGAGAGCAGCCCGAGCGACTTCTTCATGGGCGCGGGCTGGAGCAACCGCGTCGCCATCGATTACCGCCGCGGCCGGCTCTACGAGGGCCGCCAGCGCGCCGGCTCCGCGGGCGGCGGCGCCGACGAGATGATCCGGGTCTACGACCTCGTCACCATGCAGACCATCGGCGAGCACCGCATCGACCAGGTGCTCGGCCACTTCTTCCCCGAAGGCAGCACGCCGAACGCCAGCAGCACCACCGCCGGCATCCTCCACGTCGGCGTCGACGGTTTTCTGTACATGACCGGCGGCCAGTCCATGCGCGTGCCGCTCTGGAAGATCGATCCGGACACGATGCGCGGTGTCGCCTATTTCGGGCCGCTGCAGGGGTCGAACCCGGTCTTCGACGGCGACGACACCATCGCGCTCTTCGTGCCGATGCAGATCGCCAGCGTCGCCGTGCCGCAGCCGGACGGCAGCACGCGGCCGCTGGTCATCGTCCAGGGCGGCCAGGCCGGCGCGGTCACGATCGACGCCGCGACGATGAGCTACGTCTGGGGCGGGCGTGACGCCACCGCGCCGCTGGCCATCCCCGGCCGGCACGGCATCATCCAGACCGACATCCTCGACGTCCAGCTCGTGCCCGGCGCCACCGGCACCGCTGGTGCGGACCTGTGGTATCTGCGCGGCACGGGCTGGAACACCGAGCCGCGGATCGAGATGATCCGGCTGCGCTACAGCCCCGCCCTCGTCATCACCCGCACCGACTTCCCGCCGATTGATGTCCCCGCCGAGATCGACGCAGGCGGCGACCGGCCGCTGATCCACCACGCCTGGTGGGATTTTTCGGACAGCACGCTGGTCATCACCATCAGCAACGCCGGCAGCAGCGCCGGGCCCTACAGCCGCTACTCCACCTTCAAATATGCGCCGGGCACCGGGGTGGTCTGGAAGCTGGTGGACCACGCGCCAGTCGGGCGCTTCGCCGGCGGGCCGGGCCGCATGGAGCGGGTGCTCGGCAGCCTCTGGGGCCTCGGCGGCGACCTGGTGCTGCAGACCGGCACCGGCCTCGCCACATGGAACCAGGACGGCGCGGACTTCTCCAACCGCTTCTGGATCGACGAGCAGGGCGCGGTGATCGGCTTTTCCGGGACGTCGGACCTGCCGACCAAGCGCTTTCTCACCCGCGCCACCGCCACCGACCTGACGCTCGGCGATGTCGTCCAGCAGCTCTGCGTCCGGGCCAGCCTCGACCCGGGCGCCATCAACGTGGCGGGCCTGACCGACAGCCTGCGCGGCTACGTCCTAGCGCGGCCCATGTCGGCCCGCGATGCCATCACGCCCCTCGCCAGCGCCTTCCAGTTCGACGCCGTCGAGCAGGACGACGTGCTGGTGTTCCGCAAGCGCGCGGGCAGCGTCGTGGCCAGCGTGCCGTACGCCGAGCTGGTGCAGGAGCGTGCAGACGCATTCGCGCTGGGCGAGCAGCGGGCCCAGGACGCCGAGCTGCCGCGTGAGCTGACGGTCCGCTACCTCGACGTCGATCGGGCGGGCGAACCAAACGCGCAGTCCTGGCGCCGGCCGGTCAGCCCGACACCGACCGTCGCAGCGACGGCCAGCAGCACGCTCGACCTGCCCATCCCGCTCACCGGCGCCGAGGCCAAGGCGATCGCACGTCGGCTGATCACCGCCACCTGGCGCGAGCGCACCCGGCTGAGCTTCGCTGTCGGCCCGCGCCACGCCCGACTGGTGCCGACCGACCCGATCACTCTCGGGCTGGCCGATGGCGCCACGCTCCGCTGCCGTGTGCTCTCGACGCAGCTGGGCGCGAACTGGACGACACGCATCGAGGCGGTGACGGAGGACGCCGCGGCCTACGCGCTCACCGCCCCGGCCGACGGCGGCTCCGGTTGGGTGCCGCCGACGCTGCCGCTGCCCTACGCCGTGCGCCTGCTGCTGCCGGACCTGCCGCTGCTCCTGGACGCCGACGATCTCGGCGGCGCAGGTCTGCGGGAATACGCGCTGATCGGTGGCTACCGGGGCCAGGCCTTTCGCGGCGCCACCCTGTTCCGCAGCGCCGACCTGCTGGCCTGGGAGGAGATCGGCGCCGTCACGCGCTCGGCGACTTGGGGCGTCGTCACCGCCATGCCGCCGGCGCCGCGCAGCCCCTGGACCTGGGATGATAGCGGCGCGCTGGAGGTGCAGCTGGAAAGCGGCGCGCTGGACAGCGCCACGGCGCTGGAGGTGCTGAACGGCGAGAACACCGCCGCGCTGATCGGCCCGAATGCCAGCGCGGAGGTGGTCCAGTTCCGTGACGCCGCCGATCTCGGTGGCGGGCGCTACCGGCTCACCGCGCTGCTGCGCGGCCGGCGCGGCACCGAGGACCAGGTCGCCGCCCGCGGCATCGGCGACGCCTTCGTGCTGCTGGACGAGGCGCTGCGCTTCCAGGCTGCGAGCTCGGAGATAGCCGCGACGCGCCACCACCGCGCGCCGTCGATCTACGAGACGGTCGAGACCGCGGCAGCGACCGTGACGAAGGCCGTCCGCGGCCGGGCAGAGCGGCCCTACGCGCCGGCGCATCTCGCCGGCAGCCGCGACGAGGACGGCAACCTCACCATCACCTGGGTCCGCCGCGCGCGGGTCGGCGGCGGCTGGGCCGACGGCACGGGCGACGTGCCGCTCAGCGAGGCGGCCGAAGCCTACGAAGTCGAGATCCTCGACGGCAGCACCGTCGTGCGCACCATCGCTGGTCTCTCTGCCAGCACCGCCACCTACACCGCTGCCGAACAGACCGCCGATTTCGGCGCGCCGCAGGCCAGCATCACCGTCCGCGTCCATCAGCTCAGCGCCATCGTCGGCCGCGGCATCGCAGCAAGGGCCACCCTATGACCACACCGAACCTTGCCATCCCGCTCATCGTCGCGAGCCAATCGCAGAAGGAGGTCACCGCCAACGCCGCCTTCACCGCGCTCGATCGCGCCATCACAGCCACCTTCGTCGCCGATGTCGCGGCTGGCAACGTGACGCTGACGGCGGCGCAGTATCGGGAGGCGCTCGGCGTGCGCGTCATCAACGCCACGGTGCCCGGCCGCGCCGTCACGCTCCCGCCGGTTGAGCGCTACGCGCTGATCAGCGTGGACGGCGCGACATCGACCGAAGACGTCACCGTCCAGCGCGGCACGGCGACGGTCGTCGTCCCCGCCGGCGGCGCCGCGCTGGTCCGCACCGATGGCACCGCGGATGGCCTGGCGGCGATCCTGCAGGGCGCGGACGGCGCGGCCGGCGCCGAAAACTTCCTGACGCTCACCGACACGCCGGACACCTTCGCCGGCCAGGCCCTGCGCCTGCTGCGCGTCAACGGTGATGAGGACGGGCTCGAGTTCTTCGAGTTCGCCGGCGGCGGCGCCGAGACCTTTCTCGATCTCACCGACACGCCCGGCACCTACGCTGGCCAGGCTGGCCGCGCGGTGGTGGTGAACGCAGGCGCCACCGGGCTCGGCTTCGGGATCCCGGCAACGCCCATCGTGACGCACACCGACAGCACCCTCGCGCCGGTGCTGGCGCAGGCCGGCCACTGGTTCCGCTGCACCAATGCCTGCACCATCACGCTGCCGTCCGACGCCACCGCCGCGTTCCCGCTCGGCACGTCGCTGACCTTCTCGCAGGCTTCGACCGGCGCGCTCATCTTCGCGGCCGGGTCGGGTGCGACCGTCAACGTCGCACCGACGCATCTCGCCAGCACCGCCGTCCAGCACGCCGTGGTCCAGGCCACGAAGCTCACAGCGAACACCTGGGTGCTGTTCGGCAATTTGGAGCTCGCGTGA